ATCATCAGATGAATCGAGAAGATTTGTAGGTTGCTCAGATCAATAACTTATACGTACCCTCCTTGTGTCATCAAGCGGTATGCCTAACCGATAGGCAGCGCCGGCGGATAAATCAATCGAGTTGCAATCGCAACGATCCGTTATGGGCACAGTTAGAGATCTGCTTCCGTGAGTAACTCTGACTCTTGTGCCGCAAGGCAACCAAGGATGTGCCGCCGACAATCCCCAATGTTGATACGTTTGTCCGCAGTAAGTTGTGCGATTGTGATACCACTCATGGTACACAGTGGCATTTACAGTTCGTGCTTGCATCGGAGACAAGACAATGAAAGGAATTAACGCGAAAAGACGTTTCATGTTTGTGTTGATAAATTATGCGGCGGCCCCGCGAAGCGGGAGAGGCATTAACTCTCAAGCCATGCCTTACAGGGTTTCTTCGCTATGTAGTAACGGGCCGTGGGATCGGCTAAGCCATACTCACGAGCCACACGATAAGCTTCCTTTGAGTCTGTGATCTCGTCGACTGTTTCGACAGTGTTGGTGTCGTCTCGCCGTTGAATGTAGTAAGGCATTGTTAGACTTAGGCAAAGGTTCAGGTTGAAGTGGAACAGTTAGCTGCTCAGTTTCTTAGCAAGTACATCGACGAAAACATCGGCCCGTTCGGTTTAGTTGGGCGGATGCCTTTAGGTGTCGCCGGGTCACTTGCTGGTGTGCCAGGTATCGGACCCGGTGGAGAATCCGCGCCTGGCATTAACAAACCAGAACTGTTAGGCGGGTTGGCTGGGTTAGGTATCAGCTCCTTGTTTGGTTAAGCTCTAACAAATACGTGACGGGAATACTTCTCAATCAACCACTCAGTCTCTTCGATTGCGTATCCATACCACTTCTTATCCTTCTGGTAAACACCAGCGCCGCACAAGTCACGCAGCAAAGCGTTTAGCCTACTCTTCGTTGTAGGTGTCTGCCAGCCGCAATCGGATACGGTAACTGTGTCGGGTGTAACTACTGCAATAGGGTGACCGTGTAGATAAATAGTCACACGGTCGATTGGTTTCTTGACGTGGGTAAATACTGTTGCGGCTACTTCTGTGTTGCCACACTTCCAGTTGCGACGTTCGCGGATCGCGTCCAACATCTGTTGTTCGATCTTACGCATGATGTGAGTCCTGTCGTTGGTTAGTTAAAGATCAGAGAGATTCGTGCACAAGAATAATTGCTTCGAGTGCAGGGATGATGTCGTCTTCAATGCGGGCAAGTACATCGAAGGGTAGTACTTCATCGCGCAGGATCTGTTTGTACCTGGCGAGCGCGTGGTAAGACAGAGAATAACTGTCGAGTTTGTAGAGATCGTAAGGAAAGTGATTCACTGTGAGTAAGGTAAAAGGCTAGGTGTTGTGTGAGGGCGCCCCGCGTAGCGGGACAGGTTCAAGCATCAGGCCATTCGTATCCGTCGGGAACTTCCCACAGATCGCCATCCTGATGCAGCCGCCATGTTACACCATCGCTAACGATGCTGGCGTTGTCTAAGATGTTCTGCCATGCTTCCCAGTACCATTCGTGATCTGGGCCAGCCTGACAGATCAGCACGTCTTTGTAATCAACGCCGACACAGTTAGCCCAGTGTTCGTCTGCATCCTCACAATAGATTTGCGGGATGTACACACCGTGGGAATCAAGTAGGACAAGGTTAGGCTCTTGCATGGTGTTTGTGATGTTGTTGTAATTAGGTGAATCGGCCCGCGCAGCGGTGTTAATCAAATTCAGAAAGATGTACATCTGTAGGGCGCTCGATGATCTTGCGGCCCGTATCTTGTACCTGCGACGTGATAACTACACGGCCACACAATGCGTTGTATGCGGCCGGACATTCGCGCATCAAGTGGTTGCGGATCTCTGACGTCATGTAGTTGTTAACAACGTGCAGGATTTGGTCTTTGTGAAACTCACGGATGTGGTTGTACATCATGATCAGAATCTGATGGATTGTTTGAGTGGGGAGAATGTTTGTTGTCGCAGCAGTTCCAGCAGCTGTAAATGCTCCTGCGCCCAATCACCACCGGGATGATCAGGCGTTTCATTAACTAGCTGCAATAGATCCTGCTCGTATGCTCGAATCATGCGACGCATGAACTCACGATCGAGTGCAATTTCAGTGTCGTACATAGTCAGGAACAGAGTGTGCGGAGATGTGAGTAACCGGGGACATCATGTGCCCAGTTAGGTGAAGGAAGTGTGCGCAGTAGTTGCTTGTACTTTGCGATTGTGCAGTTAATCCGTTCGGCGTGGTAAGCATCGTTGCGCCACACACCAGGCACAGCGTCGTGCCCATAGAATTGTTCATCCCACGCAGCAATAGGATTGCCGTGATCTAGCAACACATAGCAACGGCGAGGGTTACCGTTGCGATCATTCTGTGCGCAGTAGTGTTGAATCTGTGCCATGATGTTGGTGTTGTAATTGTGTGAGTTGGCCCCGCGCTAGCGGGATGATAGTCATTTGATTCCTGTGATCTCTTTAGCAATGGAGTCGACAAAGGTCCACACCATGTGATTAACCATGCCGCGAACACTTGTGCTGTTGTTGGAGAACTTATCTAGCCAAGTGTCGCCGTACTTATCGTAGAAGAAGTCTTCTACTTCATCCTCAAACTCAATGAAGAAGTCCCACGTATCGTGATAATACGCGAGCTTGTTTGGTGCCATCCTTGCGCAACCACGCAGTGCAATATCCTGCAAGTCTTCGTAGGTAAACAAGCCAGACTCCTCGCCTGACAAGTACTCAACAGCGCGTGGTGCAATGATCTCGGTGTTGCGAGTTAAAGTCATAACAATCCTCACGAAGAGGTGAGTGCTAACACAATGAGGGAGAACCCCTCATGTAACTAACCCGAACTGTTGTGCAGTCCGGGGATAGCTACAGGAGAGAATCAGTCGGGACGGATAAGCTTGAACTCTTGAATGTCGTAGTACGCAACAGTGTCTGCACTGTAACTGCGCAGACGTTTGATCTCATTCTGTGCGCCACGGTCAGACTTGAACCACTGGTGATTCCAGCGGCCGCGAGTCTTAACAGCCACACAGTGCGTGGCGTTCTTCTCAACTTGACGGCCAGTTGGGAGAGTAAAAGTGTTCACTTGATTCCTCCGTTGTTGATGAAGTCTTTGCATTCAGAAACTGTGTCGAACTTAGCCACAAAGCTGACAAGATCTACACACCCATTGGCAACTTGAAAGGGGACATACTTACCCACGCGATAGATCCTGCGTGCAGAAGTAGAGTCGGTCGGTTCGCTAATCTCACCGACAACTTCACCATCAAGGTGCACAAGTTCACGATACCAACTGACATTGTTAGGGAAGTGTGAAGCTGTGTAAGTGTAGTTCATGATCTGAATGTAATTAGGTTAGTTAGAGAACTCAGGAACAGTAGCGACCAAGGATGACATCGCCGTCATCACACAGTTTGATTAACACGCCGCTAAAGAATGAGTCTGAGCTGTAACCGTGCCAGCCAGACTGTGCAAGATCACCAGTGGAATCCTGTTCAATACGCATGAAGTCAGACATTGCGTACACATAACCTTTGTACATAATGAATGATTCATCCTCGAACTCAGTGTCAGTTAGGTAATCAAACTGCTTGCGAATCTTGGCAGCTTGCTTGTCACCGACAAACAAAGAAAGGGTCAGCCCTGACATAGGTTGACGAGGCTGATTGTTGGTCTTGATGTCCATAACATTCACCAGCTACATGGCTGGCAGCTAACAACAAAGAGGGAAGAATCCCTCACCTAACCGCGTGGCTGGGGGAGAGAATCTAGTCTGTGATCAAGAATGATCCTATCGGATCAAACTTAATACTTAACCTGGACAAAGCTAGTAGTTAACAGGCTCCGCCCTAATACAGTTAGGAACTGTTGCCCCAAACTAAAATAAACGCATTGTGTTAGTTACAGAGCACAGTTTATCTACACTTTGCACGGATTGAACCGCCATCGCCGGACAACGACCGGGTGAGGTTCGCTCGCAACTGTGTCCAGAGTACCTGCACTAAGGACAGTTACTCTGGACAAAGCCTGCAGGCAGACAAACTGAACTCTGTAACTAGCACTAGCCACGGTGACGAATACCGTTGCGTCGCTAAATGTAGAGAACGACTCTACTGATCAGTTCTTTATGCCAACCAGTCACCTAGTTAAAGGTGCCAGCTGACAAGTTACAGTCTGACAATGGCTGGCCGGTTCAGTGTGCCCACAGACAACATGCCTGTAGTTTGTCAACAGAGCGGTGCGCTGGCTCTCTTCCGCCAATCCCGCACGCATTGATCCGCTCTCGGCTTTTACCTACTACGCCTATTCAGCCTTTACTATTCGATTGTCAAGGTTCTTTCACCTAGTTACCTACTACAACTCTCGCCGCACTCGTTCCGGCACACCATGCCTGCCCTTGCCTACACTTCGGGGAAGTACTCCCTACCATCAGCGGCAGACGCGCGGGGCCAGTTCGGCCGTCGCGAGAGTTGATTCGGTTGTCCAGGTGCCCTGGCGGCGTGGCTCGCGCCCCGTTCCTCCAGTGACCCAAAGGTAACCCCCATCAGCGCATCCCGTCAACCCCCTAAGCGAGCGGTCAGCAAAAGCACACAAAGCACAGTCAGCTAGCTAGCTAAAGGAAAGCGCGCGGGCGCACGCGCTAGCACCACGTCTGCCCTTTAGTCAAGCGGCTTCACGATCTGAATTGTCTTTAGTTAAAGGGGGTACCCTCCCCCGCTCAGTGAAAAGAATAGAACAAGAGTAGGAGTTTGTAATACATAGCGATTGCTATTTGATTCGTTATACAAACTCAGCTCCCCCGCACCCGCGCGTCTGTACGCAATGTGCCCCTTTTTTTTAATTGTGTGCGTTTGACGTCGCCCCCGGCGAGAACCCTTTGTAAATCTTGCTGGAAAACAGGGGGTAAAAGTTTTAGTATCAGCATACAGGCAGGCCCCCGACAAAAAAAAAAATCGCCCGCGTGGGGCGACAGGTCAAACTTTTTCGGCTTCTATAAGAAAATCTTTGAGGAATTTTACGTAACTTCGTAGCAATTCGGCTGCTATTAGGTGTTTATGGTCGTTTGAGCGGAAATAAAATGCGTTGTGCTGGTCAACAGCGTCTAGTGCTGTCTTAATGACCCCGTTCCACGGCTCGCGTGTAGGGGTATTCCACTCCCGTGCCACGAAGGGGAGGTCAGAGTACTTATGTATGTTAAGACGGGCAGGTTAACTACAGTTTTTCAAAACGAAAATAAATTTGAGCGGGAAAATAATCGAAAAATGCCAATGTAGCGGGGCACAGCCACCCCTCTTCCCCGTTCCACTCGTACCAAGCGCCATTGAACTCTTCGCGAACTTGATTTAGCACCCCGTGGACCTCAGGGAATTCCTGTTCCGCGAATAAGACTCTGTAATTTTTGCCGTCTTCGTACAAAGAGTTGTTTTCCAGAACAGTGTTTATGATTTCAGGAATACCTAGAACAAAAGGTTCGTGTACTAATTCGCGTTTTAGATCTGTAAAGCACCAAGTTCCGTTAAACTGATAGATTTCGATGCAGAGCATTGCGTTGGCCATGTGCTTTTGATGTGATGCAGTGCTATGGTAGCACGGCACCCGGCACGGAACCCTGCTGCATTTAAGTATTTTGGTATGATGGATAGAAAGGATCGCTTCGGGTGTCGTGAGTTCTTCAGGTTTTGAGCGACTTCCGGATCGTACTCTTATTGATCGTCTTCCAGAAGCGGCGGAGAAACTAGGCCGGAACTATCGCGTTAACCGGAATGCTCTCCGGGATATGTTATTTGAGTCTGCTCTCACTGAGGGAGAACTGGACGAAGCCCTTTCTCAGATATATCCCGATGTGGATGTAGACGAAGCCGGGCAAATGGCTTCCGTTGAAGATTTCCCTAACTACCTACCGTTTCAAGGTTTTGATATAGATCCCGACAATGAGACGCTTAATGCGTACAGGATGGCGGCGGAGAATCCTAAAGTCAGACAATTCGTTGAACAAAACAACGACATAACAAGTCTGCTGCCGGGCAATACTATCGAAGCAGCGCGTGATGCTTATTTAAACGCGGTAAATGCAGGGACGCTAACTCCCGCTCAACGTGAAACCCTTCGTTATGCGGGCGAATCAAGGTTTTTATCCGACGCTAACTACAGCGAGGAAGCGGGAACAGCGCTAAATGATCTTCTGCAGCCGTATACAAATAGGTTTGATGTAGATTATTCTGGAAATTTAGAAAATGTCGCTGATATTCTAGAACAGGCAGATGAAATTATTTATCCTATTGAGTCGGGATTAGGGGCGCGTAATACGCTTTTAGCTTACGCGGACAGTGATGCAGTCACTCGTGATCCCTTAGCTAATCGAATTAATAGCAACACTATTCAGCCTGGGCTACCGCTCCGCGTGGTGGACCCCCGCATCCAGGAATCGTATGAAAGCATCAGAAATACTCCTCCTCGCACTATGCAGGAGCTCAATGAGCAAGTAGAAGCGTTACGACAGCTCAGACAAACTAGAGGAGCAGGTGGACCGATCAACACTTTCCCTATCGAAGGTTCGGTAGTTCTTCCACAAGTCGCCGACGCTATTGCTCCACTCGATCAGGTCAGTCCCTCAAGGCGTGAATTTATCTTGAGGGGAGCCGACAGGCTAGCGGTAGACCCTCGTCGAAACTCACTGTATGAGCTTCAACAAGATTTGAGCGCAGCGGACCCGCGTGGGCTTGACTTATCCAGTACACTGAGAACTTTAGATATGTCTGTCGCGGGTCTGGATCCTCTTATTCCGGCTCGGCCTATGGAGGAGTTTGCCCAGCCTGCTATCCCCGGTCTAGAAAATCAACTATTTGACATCAGAGAAGCAGGACGACAGGAAGCTGTCAAAGAACAAGCAGCACAGCTGAATAAATTTATTGAGAAATACCCTGAGGTTGGTCCTTATATGCAGAGTTTCATTGCCAACCCGAAACCTACTGTAGAACGGGATATCGATAAACTGGCGCCTTATCTCGATTTAGAGCAGGAAATTTCCAAGCCGGAAGCGCGTTCAAATATTTATAACCGTGCAATGAAGGAATTGGCTGTGCAGCCTTCCTATTTATCTCAGATTGAGCTCGATTACACCAGCGGTGATACAGCTAAACAAAAAGAAGCTATTGATAAATTGATCCTGATGGGCTATGGCAAGGAACTGGAAGCCGGTTCTTCTCCTGCCGTTTCTCGCCGTATGCCTGTTGTAGGTGGCGGCGGTTACGCGAAGGGACAAGAATTGCAAGACGCCATGTCTCTTATCCGTCAACGTGCGAATGAGTTCGAAAATTTAGTCAACACTCCTACGACATCAAGTATGTCACCCACGGCGGGTCCTCTCGCTTTACGGAATCCAAATCTTGAAAAAGTTCCTTCTGAAGCTAGATTTTCGTACGATCCAGCTACGGGCGAGGCTCGTTTAGATCCGTCAGGTGAATATGGTATTCGTATGCACACATCGGCTGCCCCTGTTCGTTTCCGTATGGGCGGTACGGATTTAGCGGGCAGTGGTGAAATTTCTAAAAACGTACTCAAGTTTTTACAAGATAATCCTGTAACTGGGATGTCTGGTGTTTCTTTTGAAACACAGACTCCTACTGAAGATTTTGATTATAGTGCTAAGGAGATACCTGCTCCTGTATTTGAGCAGATGAACAGGTTCATTTCGGAGAACGTACTCCGTAACTTACGTCCTGGGATGCTGCTAGAAAACTCCCCCATCGAAACCACTGACCTTGCACGTCTACGTGAAAGTCAAGGTAAATCTGCTGCGGAAAGTTCTATTCTGCGTAGGGAGGAAGAATTTGTCGGACGGCAACCGAACCGTCGCGCCGCTGCTTACCGTTCTGTTGGATTTGGACCGCTGACAGATCAGAAGCGGCAGTTGTTGTACATGAACAGCGAAGGGAATATTGTTCCTCTTCAGGCTGAGCGCCCGGCTCCCTCACTTACAGGCGGCGTGGCGATTATCAATCCTCGTGAAGGTGATCCTCGTCCTCTTCGTGCTGAAGTTATTCAGTCGCGGGAACCGCTGACCGCTAAATCGTATTACTCGATGGATCCGGCTACTGCGGCAGCGCAGGGGGTCGGCGAGTACGTACGGGCACTTCGTCGTACACCTGCGGCGTTACTACCTGGCGCCGCTGATTTGATTCCTAGCCCTGAGGCAATTCAAACTGGATATCGCGAAGGGCTCGGACCTATGGCTCAGCAAATGGGCACGGAGTTTGTGCAGAGTTTGCCGCAGGCGGCTGCATATTCTGCTGCTCTGGCCGCTGTACCGGTATTAGCTCCCGGCGTGGGAGCAGGTATGGTCGGCACTGCGGGGGCCAGGGCACTGAACGAAGTGGTGCGCCAGGAAACTGGAGAAGGCATTGTACCTAAGTTGCGTCAGGCTCTTGGTACTGCGCCTCGAACCGGCGTGGCCAGTCCTGCTCGTACAGGTCCACAGCCGTTAACTGCGCAAGTTCGTCCTTTGACTCAGGCACAACGAACCGAACAGCAACGTCAGCAAAATCGTTCTGAGTTGCAGCGGCGATTGGAGTTGGCTGGCCAGCGTTGGAATCCAGGCAAACTTGAGTTTGGTCTATCTGAGTTGTTACGTGGGCGGTAGTGGACAGCTGTCTGTCAGTTGAGTGAGCACCGGTTTGTTTGAGAACAATACTGCCGGTGTTTGACTTACTATTTAAACGTCGGTTTTTATTTGTCACTGAGAATTAAGTATGTCGACTCGTAAAAATTTAGTCTCGGCTTTAGAGTTTAACCGCTTAAGTCAAAATCTTGTCAATTTAAACGATACGCGAGAAGTAACGGCAAACGATATCTTCTTAGTGCTTGACTTAAATGAGGTTCAGGCTCTTGCGCAACCTAAAGCAATCACTCTTAGCGGCATACAAAATTCGTTAAGCAAATTACCTGTTTATTACGCAACTACAACTGTTACTGATTCTTTTTATTCTTTAAATAGCACTGATTACTATATCGGTGTTAATTACTCGGGTGTTTGTACAGTTGTTTTACCTTCTGGAACAGACACCGGCCGCGTGGTTATTGTCAAAGATGAAAGCGGTGCGGCTGGAACCGGTGTAAACAGAAACATTCATATCTCCGGATCGGCTCAAATTGATGGTCAAGCTGAAGCTATACTCAGTTATGACTACGGGTCTCTGACCTTTATATACCGTGACGGTTGGAGAATAATCTAATGTCTCATCTTTTTCAGCAATCTCGCGACACTTGGACTAGCAAAGACCAATTAAAGACTGTTGGCCAAGACATCATCTTTTTCAACACGTTTCAGTACGGAAAAGAGACTGATGTTTGGGATGAATCAACGTCGACCGGCGGCGCGGCAACCCACGACGCAAATAACAGCGGCGTGGTTTTGACTGTTACTTCTACAATAAATTCTGAGGTTGTTCGTCAGACTCGTAACGTTGTTCGCTATGTTCCTGGTCGTTCTGCTGTAATTAGTTTTTCAGTTCGTTTTGGTCTGCCTGTTACGGGTATACGGCGACGAATTGGTTTATTTGACGGGTCTGACGGGTTTTATTTTGAAGACGGCGGAGATGGCAATTATTACTGTTGTGTCATTAATTCTTCTGGTGAAGGAGGGCCTACACTTCAACGGATTCCCCGAGCAAATTGGAACGGGGATAAATTAGACGGCACCGGGCCTAGTGGGGTCACAGCAGATCCTACCGCTCAACAATTAGTTGTTTTTCAATATGAATGGTACGGGTCTGGGGCGATTAAATTTGGGTGGGTGATAAACGATCAGCTTATTATCATCCACACTGTATACAACGCAAACATTTTAAAAACAGTATGGTGCCGCACCCCCTTCCTTCCTATCCGTGTCGAAATTAAAAATTTAACCGGTGGTCAGAGTGGTTCAACTTCACTCTTTCAAGGTTCTAATTCTGTTTCTTTAGACGGCGATAGTAGTCAAAAATTGGGTATTGCCGAGAGCGTACAGTCTCCTATTACCGGTACTACGTTAACTGATGCAAATGTATATTATCCTATTCTATCTATTAGATTAAAAAGTACAGCACTGCAAGGAGTAGTTCTTCCTACTTTCTTTCAGGTTGCCACTTCGGATAATACGAACATTTTTTATAAAGTTGTACGCAATGCTACTCTTAACGGGACGTGGCAGGATATGCCAGATACAAATTCTTTTACACAGTACAGCACTAATGCGACAGGTGCTTTAACCGGAGGAAGTATTATCGATTCCGGATTCGTCATTGCCGGCGGCGGAGGTACTGGTGTACGCGTCGACAAAGATACCGTTTATCAATTAGGTAGGTCATCTATGGGCACAGTTAGTGACACAATAACACTTGCTGCTGCTGCGAGCACCGGCAACAAATCTGCTATTGCAACTTTCACTTGGATTGAACAGCGGTAATTGAAGTCTTGCGGTGTTTTGATTTAAACTGTTTAAAGAGTTTTAGCCGGTTGTGAATCAAGACCCGAATGAGTACACGGTCACCGCAGGTGGTAACGTTTATTCTCGACCGAAAAGTTCTCGCCCTATGGTCGGTATGCCTGACGACCCCAGCGCCTGGCGCTCAGTCGCCCCGCAGCTGAATCTGCCTGCCACCGACCCCAGGAATTTTATGGAGCTCGCTGTGGCCGAGCTTATTGCCGGATCTCCTAGTTTCGATATCAACTCCGAGCGGGGTGACGCTCGTCGTTCGCGCAAGGGCCTATCTCCCACGGATGTTCAGCGGCTGATTGAAGCCAACCCCGATTTTGCTGACGATATTCGTCAGATGTATTTACCTGGCCCTTCTCTGTCTGGTGTTCGTAAAGCTGAAATGGGAGGCGGCGACATGATTGCGCAGGGCGGCATTCCTGTCGGGGAGGATCCGCGCCTACCAATGTCGCAAGAAGCGTATCAGCAACTGATGCGAGAGAAAATGCAGCAACGTCCTGCGCTTGGTGCTCCTCAGTCGTCTTACGATAGTCCCCTCTTAAATTACTTGCTGCGGGGAGCCTAAGTTCTCCTTAAATTATTTGGGATCGCATATTTTTGTGCGATTAAAGATTTAAATTGGGGCAGCTGGGAGCCCCGACTGTGCCTACTGAACTCGACGTTCTCAGCGGCGTGCCCATCGTAGACGAGCTCGCTAAGCTGATCAAATTAAGCGGTAAGGGCAGTCCTACCACTGTGGAAAAGTTCCGTTCTGACGCGGATCGACAGCGTATGACTGTTTATATGAGCTGGGATTCCAATGGAGAACTCCAAATCAAATGAAATCGATCCGTTTGAGCGGCTTTATACCGCTAAATGGAACGTGCCGAAGGCTGCCGTTTATCTCGGAGTGACTAACGAAGAGTGCAAAACGCTCTTTTCGGAGTTTTGCAAGAAAAAATGGGCTTCTGATGCGGCAAATGCGGTCTAAAACTCGTCCTCGCTGGAGGCGTTTGTGGTTTAAAGCCCTTGGGGAGAGGGCTTCGGAGTGCGATAAAGAATCCGATGCCGTTGCGTGGGTTCGCACGGGCATTTTTTTGAGTTACTTTCTGACAAATCTATTTATTTGCGCCGGTGTAGTACGTCATTGGAACAACTGAGCAGTGTATTTTTCAAAACCAGGGTCTTCTTGTCCTTTTGAGACAGCAACTGCACGTTTGTAAAAGTGTGACTCAGTCTTACCGGCGGCTTCTAGAGCCGTTTTTACTTTGAGCCAGTTCTGGCGAGTTTGGTCGTCGATGACGGCACCTCAGAAAAACGCTGTTGGATTGCGCTAGTCGATAGATGCGGCTTCTTGGCGTAACCAATCTGATGTTTCACCTGGATCTAGGTCTAGGTGTTTATCGCCACGTTCTTCGACTTCGTTGGCAATTAACTCCAAGATAGTCTTTAGTTGGGCGTTTGTAAGACATAAAGGATACAGTTCAGGATTAATTTGTAATTTGTGTACTAGGCTCATCTATTGCCCCATTTTTCTAAAATTTGTTGAGCGTATATTATGTGCATGTAACGCATCCTGTTTGGGTCGGACCATATCTCGTCCCACAGGGCGTGCAGTTCTTCTTCTGTTGGTTGACGTTCTGGGTGATCGTCCAGGTAATCGCGGCAACGATCGGCTAAACATCCAAGAGCTAAAGGAGGGGGCGTTTTATCGACCTCCTCCACGAGTTCTTGCAGTAGTTGGCGCAGCGTGGTCATTTTCGAATTCGCTCCGCAGCCAGGATTAGTTCGGCAAACTCACGCAGGTTGTTCATTTTTTCTTGGGCGCGTAAGCGGATGTGATTTGCCACGCGTTGCTTTTCGTCGCGTTCATTCGCTGTTTGCGAATCGCGAATCCAGTCCTCTGTGTTTTCTACTGCATCGAGATTATAGAGTTCGTCTAAGTCCCAGCACTGTGCCACGCATAGACCGGCTTTATTTGCCGCTTCGATCAGTTCAAGGTCGGTCATAACAACCTCATTCGTTTGTGAGTGTAGAGGTTTTGTCGCAAGTTTCGCCGCAGAATTCAGGCGTGGTCAGGGATTCCAGCTTTTCGATGCGTTGCTGCATTTTCCACAGAAGTACCATCAGGGAGTCGATGTCTATTTCTTGTTCGTAGCCACGGGAGACGATGAATTGTGAGCCTAATTCCCAGAGAGCATCCGGGTAGCTATTAAAATCAAGATTTTCGCTTAGGAGTTTCATTAGTAGATGTAGCTAGTGGGACTTAAATAACTGTTTGAGGGTCTCCCAACCTTGATCGTTTGCTTGCTCCTGTTCGAACGCAAATCGGTAGCCGTTCTCGTTTTGACGAGCAGCTTCGATTTCGCCTTGGATGAGTGTTCGGAGTGTGTCGATTTGTTCGTCAGTCATAGTGTTTAGTGGGTCTGATTAAGGGAATTGGCGGCGATAGTCTTCAAGTCATTCTTCGCCCATCACTTTTACCAGCTTTTCGCGGGTTAAGTCGTGGATCCACTCCATGCACTCTTTAAAGCGTCGCTCGTTTTCCTCAGGAGTTATGTCGTCAAGCATACGAGTGAAGGTGACTACAAGGGCTGGCGTGTTTCTACGAGAATGGGGCAAACTACTTCACCCTTTGGATTAATAGGGTTTCTCCCCCAGTGCAAATGCGTTCCGCAACCGGGACGTAGCGCAGGAGATGTGTCAGGAAGTGCGCGGCAATAGTTGTAATGGCCATCGCATGTCACAATGTAATCACAGCCATCGCAAGTCAAAAGATCTTGAAACTCAGGATGTTGGCTTGGTCCTTTCATTGCAAAGTATTGTAGAGGAAGCGACTACTGGGCTTCAAGCTCGACAGCAATGGCGAGGAATTTGCGCCGAATGCGAATCCACTGCTCACGGCGGGCGTTGTCGTGTTCGTCGCCAACAGCGTTGACCATTTCTGGCACCACCTGATCCGCAGCAGCTCGCAGGGCGGCGGCGGCAATATGGTGCAAGTCTGTGGGGTGTATGCAGTCGTCTTCAACGGCATCCAGCACCGCCTGCGCGGCGGGTGATAGGTCAGTCATCGAGTTGCTCCAGGGCGCGGCGGACGATGGTGGCGACATCTGCTGACAAGCGATCATCGGCAACAGCGGTGTCAATCGCCAGCAGCGCCTGTTCCTTCAAGCTTGACGGTTTGGGGCGGCGAGCGGCGCGGAGTGATGGGATTAGCTCCGGGTGTGTCGCTAGATTTTGCCAGTGCAGCCACTCACAGCACGCCTCCAACTCCCGATCAGCACCCCATTGGGCGGCGCGTGTTGCAATATGAAATTCATAAAGCCAATCGCGTTCGTCATAACTCTTTTCAGAAGCCCATTGCTCCATGAGTTCACGAGGTGGGGTAATAGAGTCAGTCATTAAGCAATCCTCCGTCAACAAGAATATCGCACCATTCTTTGAATGGCGCTTCAATTTGAGCCATAGTTTTGTTGTCAACAGTTTCTGGTTTACGAATCATGGCAATAGCTAGACCAAGAGCATTGCCAAGGCGGTTCTCAAGGTTGTTAAGTGGCACAAACTTGTAGTCAGTCATTACTCAATCTCCTGTTCAAAAGCAAAAACAAGTGCTGGCGGAAAGTAAACATCGGGATTGCTGGTCATCCACGATGCCACCTCGCGGATTGCGGCGCGGGCCATGGAACCTTGTTCCTTGATGCTTTCCATTAGAGCGCCTTCGACCCGTTCTACCAGCGAACTCCCAATTTGGGAGGAATTAGGAGATGGCTTGGAGCTAGGTCGTAGCAATGCGTTCAACTCCTCCTGTTGTTTTGCTGTGAGTTTTAGCGGTTTACTGATTTCGTAAACCTTTGAGGCTTGGCGTTCAGCAGCTTCCAATGACTCGACTCGGCTTGCCAAAGCCAAAATGTTGGCGCTGGTTTCAACGATGTGTTTGTGAGCAGCATTCTCTAGTGTTTCAATCCTGGCGCGGAGTTCAAGAATTGCAGAGCAATCAGAGCTGCCAACTACATCGGCGCATTTCTGAACTTGATTCCATTGATCAGACGTTGCTTTGTAATCAGTCATGGAGTTGCTCCAGTGCGCGGCGGATGGTCTGGGCGGCGTTGTTGTTGATGTGCCCACCTTCCCAAGCGTTCCCAAGCATTTCAAGCGCCTGCTCTTTCAAGCTCGGCGGCTTGGGCCGGCGGGCGGCGCGGAGGTTTGCACCAAAACAATCGTCGTCATCAACGGAGTTCACCCACACACAGCACGCCTCCAGCTCCTGGTCGGCGCCGTATTGGGCAGCTTTGACCGCTATGAAATCTTCAAGCCGTGGTCGCTCTGATTTGTCCAGTGTGACCCACGCATTCCACCACTCGCCAATAACTTCTGACGGTGGGGTGATGGGATGTTGTTGTGTCATGGGTAATTAGTGGTAATGACTACTGAATTTTAGTTTCGACAGCGATGACGAGAGCATCTTCTTCGTCAATAAATTCAAGCTCGTTAGCAATGGCGAGAATTGCTTCACGGACTTCATCGTTTCTCGCTTCCTTGCCGTGATCCCAGTCACCATTGCTTGTGTGCGCAAAGTAAACCTCAGGAGTAACCTGGTCCGCAACGGTTCGCAGAACGGCAGCAACGCATTGATAATCCCTCTGCAGAGGGCCATCTAGCCAGCCGCAGTTATCCATGTAGGCATCCAGTACCGCATCTGCGGCGGGGGAGAGATCGGTCATTGGTTCTCTAGTTCGTTAGCGATAGCAAGGAGTCTTTCACGGATAGGATCGTGCTTTTCGTACTGAAGCATTCTTCCGTCGGTCCACACGTCCTCGTAGCTGAGAGGCACCACCTCATTCGCAACAGCTCGCAGGGCGGCGACTAAAGCAGTTGTTCGCTTGGTTGCCAATTCCCTTTGGTTGTATGCAGTCAGCACTACCTGCGTGGCGGGCGAAAGTTTAGTCATTGAGCTGCTCCAGTGCTAAACGAATGGTGTCAACCTCAGCTTCACTCCAAAAAGCTTTTGGATATTTCAGCGTCTCTAGTGCCTGTTCCTTCAAGCTCGACGGCTTGGGCCGGCGTGCATTGCGGAGTTCACGTCCGTAACTGGGGCAAGGAACACTAAGCCACTCACAGCACGCCTCTAGCTCCTGGTCGGCGCCGGCCTGGAAGACCGTGGCGGTGATTGCTTCAAACTCGTAGAAGGCACCGTTGAAGTCGTCCCACCACTGCTGCACCAGCTCCGGCGGTGGGGTGATGGGGTGTTGTTGTGTCATTGTTGAACCTCGTAGTGTGTAGAACTAATCAAGTGCGGACAAGGATCATCTGAAGTTTTTAAAGTAGCTGCGTTAGAAACGTTAAAGCCAACAGCTTTGTCTAACCAACGCAGGCAGTGATGTCGTTGTTCGCACGAGTCGTCATGACAACGAGTGTAGTCACGAGGCAGCGTGGCTTTAGTCTGTTGGCGGGTTTTCACTGTATCCCCAGAATTGTTCAGCTTTTTTTGCTTCATCTAAAAGCCACAAGCGTGTGTCTTCTGCGGTGTTTTGGTACACGCCGTGTTCATCCTCGCCCGACACGGCAATTTCTCCCGCGATCACAGCGAGTATTCGACCGATTTTCTGAGGCCAGATGGACCCGTACAGATCCTCTGCATCACGAATCAGCTCAAATAGGTGCTTCTGTGTCGTCATCTGATTTGTCCAGGTCTTCGATCAGTTTAAGGTCGTATTCCTCAGCGACCTTGCGCATGTCTTCAGTCGAGCGTCCTTCGCGGAAAGCCAGGTTAGTGGCGCCGCGCATGATGTTAAGTTCGGAAAAACCCTGGACGCCCATGATTTTCTCGAACAAGGAGAACCAACCGTGGGCGGTCATGTCCGCGAAGTCGATGCGGAATTCGATGGTGTGCTCAGGCAGCCCGTCGAAGGTTTCGTCGGAGTCAAACTCCAAGGTGATGGTGGCTTCGTGTTTAGGGTTCGTGTTCATTTGGATTCTGTGTTTTTAAAGTTCTCAACGGCGGCTAAGGCTGTGGAGATAAATTTGAGACGGGGTTCGAGGTGTGCTTTTTCTTCGGTCAGGATGGCGGTCAGATCCAAGGTAAGATCGCGAAAGCCTTGTTCGCCGTCGAAATATTCAAAGATGCAGTTTTCGAGACGTTCGTATCGGCTTTGTTTGTACACAGAATCAAAGTCTGTATCGATGAACATGATGTTGTTGAGGTTCAGGGAAGGATTTTAGAAGCAATCCAGAGCATTACTAAACACGTCAGGACATAAGCGATGGATAGATAAAGGAAGAGAGGGAGTGTCATTGCTTGACAGTCCAGAGTTGCCAGCCGCAGTATACGCCTTTTGTCAAGCCACATGCGGTAACACAGGCATCAACGGCATTTTTGACGTCAGGGTGGCCGTAGTCGTCGAACAAGACGGCACCACCGGATTTGACGTGGGGTACGTACAGCATGATGTCCCTCATAACGGAGACGGTGTCGTGTGCACCATCGATGTACAGGATGTCGATGCCGTCAGTGAACTCGGCCTTGAGGTCTGGGTAGAGGTCCCAAGAGCAGCCTTTGTGGATTGAGACCTTGCCGGGCCACGCAGACTTGGCTACGTTGGTTCGGGCTGTGAATTCGATCTGGGACAGCGTGGGATGCTGCAGGAGGTCGTTCTGTTGTTCTGGTGAGCCGGTGAACGGGTCGATACTGATCAGTCTGCTGTAGGGGTGCTCCAACAGGTTGTCGGAGAACCAAACTGTTGAGGCTCCCTCATAAATTCCAATTTCGACGATAATTCGTTGGTCGAGTGGATTAAAGTGAAGTTCTGGTGCTTTAGGCTCCGATCTAGCGAGTTCCCACGCGGAGACCAGATTGCGCACCCAGTCATTGTGAATGTTGTACTTTGGGTCTAGACTGTGCGGCACGGGGGTAGAACTTGGGTAGTAGCAGTATGACAGAACAAACAAACGCAGACAACTGTGAATTTGATTTTGACGTGGCAATAGCTGAAAACGTACGTTCTGGCCCACACAACGACGGAGACTCAGTCGTAATCGAGTCGGTGTGGGGCGACAAGTGCTATGTGAGTTCTTGGCATCTGGTGCGGGAAAAGGAGTTGTACTTTGTAAAAAAGGCAATTAGGGAAGGCAAGCTGTCGGCCGGTTGATTGTTACAGGTTTGTTGCGGACCGAAAATTTTGGGCTAATCTAGCGGGATGCCCAGGTGGTGGAATGGTAGACACACAGCACTTAAAATGCTGAGGCGTTATGCTGTACGAGTTCGAGTCTCGTCCTGGGTATCCAATTAATCAAATCACATGGAAACACATCCTCTGCTTAAATACGTTGCTCTGCAACTAGCCGAGTCTCATGAGTCGCAGGATTGGTACTCGTACCTTTCGGAAGCCCGCGTGGTGATGGAGGCTACAGCCGAGTGGATTGAGGCGCTGTATCGCGAGGCGCAAGCCGATGTGCTGAGTGAGGACTGCTATATTACTGCTCAGTATTTGCGCGGCATCCTCGATGGAAGCTATCCAGGAACAGCTGGATAAACTGAAAACTGCCAAGCACGCGTGTCTGGACTGCGGCAAGCGCAACGGGGAGTACTCGGCGCGTGACCCGCAGTTTTTTATTGCCGAGTGCCCGCTCTGCGGAAAGCAGACAAAGGTGACGAGCGCCGAACATTTTGGTTTTTTCTACCGGGGCTTGTGTAGGCTTCGGATCCACAAGGCTCGTATGGAGCGCAATGCCCGAGCACAATCCAAATCTGCTTGAGCTCGGGCTCTACGCCTTTTGGCATGAAGATTTTAAAGATGAGATTCTGGATTCTCCCGCTCGTATGGCAGCCGTGTTAAACATGTTGAGGGACAACGGAGTCTGTATGACTGCAACTGAACAGCCAAATATGAGATTCGCCGTGGGCGAACGGATTGCCAAACGTACGTGTTCGGCCGGGATGTCCCTACCTAATAAGAAAGGCGTTGTTACAGGGTATAAGAAGACGTTAAGGAGGGACGGAAAACCGCAATGGCGCTACATCGTCAAGCTGGATAACGGTAAAATGGAGGAGTGGGTGCCGGGCATGGTATATGCCTGCGATGACCCGAAAGCTGATCGAGTCGCATTTGTATGACGGAAAAGTGGGATCGCAGGTTTCTAGACCTAGCAAAACACATCAGTGATTGGAGCCTCGATCCCTCCACAAAGGTCGGGGCTGTCGCAGTTAAAGATCGACGTGTTTTAGCGACCGGATACAACGGGCTACCTCGGGGTATTGCTGATTTACCTGGACGGCTTAATAACCGGGACGAAAAGTATTTGCGCACAGTTTACGCTGAGGCGAATATTGTTGCGCAAGCTGCTCGGTTTGGTATCGATATGTCCGGGTCTACGGTTTACGTCTGGCCTTTTTTGCCGTGCTGTAATTGCACCACGCTGATGATTCAGGCGGGTGTTAGGCGTATTGTCGTACCTGAGCTGCCAATACCGGATCGCTGGCAAGCCAATTTCAATCTGTCAGTCGACATGCTGCGCGAAGCCGGCGTGGATCTTATGCAGCTTCCCGTCGAAGAGCAATAAACATGTTGTCGTAGCCCTTGATGTTGCCTACTTGGTAGGGCAGGGCGTTCATCAGATATTTAAAAAGCTCAGAGCGCTTTTGGTTGTGGGCGCCTGGCCCGTTGGACTCAAATAAGATTGGCGGGAAATCGCATCGTTTTAAGGTTTCGCGTGCACCTTGGATTGCTTCGAGTTCTGCGCCTTCGACATCTAGTTTGATCAAGCCCACGTCGGACCACTCGAAGTTGTCGATATGGATGGTCTCGACGATTTCTTTTGATTTGATTTGGGCTTCGTCGGGCTTGATGACCGAAGAACCGCCGCCATCATCACTGACGATGTATAGCGTTGTGTCACCGTATGTGTACTCGTGATTAGTCAGGGCAAAGTTGTGCGGGGTTATATTAGTTTTTTCGTTTAGGAAGATGTTGCCGCACAGCTGGAAGTAGGTACGACGCTGAGCTTCGAACGCTTCCACGGAGGCGAAGTGGTCAGCAAGTAGAATGCTGTATGCGCCCATATGGGCACCGCCGTCGATAAAGCGTTTGGTGTTGTCGGCGAGTTGCTTGCAGAATTCAATTAGGGGACGCTCAGGGATTCCGACATGGAACATTTGGCAAAAACTTGAGTCGTCATTGTTCATGAGGAATGCGGGGTTTGGGACCGGGAGGATGAGCTTTTTGTCGGGACCCCAGAGGTGCTTTGTCATGGGAGTGTTATTTGTGTTAGTAAGATAGCATAGTTAGTCGGTGTTGGTTTGGTTTATAATTGAGGGAAAAGGTTTAAGGCGCAGTGGCTTCTCAGAATTTTGTTACGCGTCCTGGTTCGCAGTTTGTTCAGAGCGGCACGGGTGCCGTAGAGCGCACCGTCGAATCAAAGCTGCAAGATGTGGTGAGTGTTAAAGACTTTGGGGCTGTTGGGGATGGCGTAGCTAATGACACGGCTGCTATTCAGGCTGCTATTACTTACGCCAAGACATTAACGCGTCCTAGATTGGTTTTAAACGCAGGGTCTTACCTTACGTCGTCAACACTTACCTTTGACTTGCCCAACTATTCGACCATCGAATTTATTGGCGATATTGTCACAGCAACTGGAAACCCGGCAGTTAGAATAGGGAGTACATCTACAAATTATTTTGGCTACCGTGTAACTGGCCTCAAAGTACGCCGCACGAACAACGACACTTCTAGCGGTTCAGTGGGTGTTCAGATTCGCAACTTAGTTGCGTCATACATCGATATTCGACAGGTCACTGGATTCCAAGATGGTGTACTCTGCTTTGCAGACCAAGGTAACGGTGGCGTCAGTTACAACGAGATTCACCTTGGATTTTTACACGACAACCGATACAATCTACATTTGCAGGCCTCTGGTGTCGGGTATGTAAACGAAAACCTATTTTTTGGGGGAACTTACAACCACAGCAGCTTATATCCAGCAGTATCTACAGTCAACATCTGGATCGACTACGCGACTTATCGCAACAACAACAATCGCTTCTACGCACCATCATTGGAGGATAACTCCACGTTGGGTGTCGCAGCCATTATTAATGGCGATAACAATCTGATTTTCCACCCTCGCATTGAACGTCCAGTTAGTCAAAGTACTTACCAAATCCAGTTCACTGCAAACTCATCTGAAAACCAGATCATTGGCGCTGGATTTGTAATCTTGCCGACTAACATTAGCGATTTAGGATCTGGCAACTGCTACGAAACCAGACAAGGTGTATTGATTCAGAAGCAAGCTCTTACTGGAAATGGAAACGGTGTCCTACGGTTGCGAAGCACAGCCTCATCTGCCGCAAGAACCTTAGCGTGTGAAGATAGCGGCGGAACAGCAAGGGCATACATACAAGGAGACGGATTTATCTTCTCAAATGACCGTGGATATTTTCAAAACGGTGTACGTTTTTCAACCACTAGCGGAACGTTTAATGATTTTGGAATCTACGTAGGATCAGGCAGCCCAGAAGGAGTTGTAACTGCCGATCCAGGATCGTTGTACCTAAACAAATCTGGGGGTACTGGAACGTCTCTGTACGTCAAGCAATCTGGCGGCAGTAATACTGGCTGGGTGGCTAAATGATTTGACAACCGCCTTAGTGGTCAAATCTAAGCCCACAACCAAGGTGCTCCACGTCCCAGGGGGGGCCCGAAGAAGACGTATTAGATCTTACCTGTTGAACCTTTAATAATACTTACCTTTATTAAAACAATGCTTACTATCCTTGGGGTCAAGGTTTCTCACGAGACCTTGGCCTTTTTTTTCTTTGTTCATTGCTTCTGAGTACCTCGGTCTAACTAAGAAGCGCCGCTCCAACAGCGTTACTCAAGCCATCTCTATGGCTGCTGCTTACTTTAGTAAGACTCGCACTGAAGACGACGCAGTACGTCGTTTTTCAAAAATTAAATTTTAACTGCTAATATACCGGTAGCTTTTAAAGTTTTATGTTTCCGATTATTAGCACAGCTGTTGTAAACTCACCTCATTGGGTTTATAGACTGTTTTATAGCATAGACTACCCTGTAGACACCTTCGTTGTCTTCAATAACAACGGACGTGATGAGATCACCGAGGAGCTTGATGCCTTAAAAAAAATCCCGCACAAATACGTCAAAAACGTCAAGGTTTGTCACCTGCCCGCCAACATCGGCTGCTCGGGCTATTGGAACCTGACGATCAAGTGCTTTATGAATGCGCCGTATTGGCTCATTGTAAACCATGACGTCATGTTCACTCCAGGTTTTCTCAAAGCAATGCACGAGAAAGCCCAAGATCCCGAAGTCGGCGTGGTACATGGAGATAACGGCGCCTGGGACGTATTCCTGCTGAAAGACTGGGCAGTCCAGAAATACGGTCTGTTTGACGAAAACCTGTACCCCGCCTATTGCGAAGATATTGACTGGGGTATGCGGTTCCAACACGACGAAGATTTCAAGCGCGTCATGTCAATCGGTGTGCCCTATTACCACGGGGGATTGACTGGCTCTTACGCTGACGGATCCCAAACTTGGCGTTCCGAACCTGAGCTCGCCAATAAAATCCACATGGCTCACGAACTCAACAAAACGTACATGCACGCCAAATGGTCCGAGGCGTGGCAGGGACACGTTGAAGGCAAACCTTATAAAAACCCGTTTAACAACCCAGCGTTCCCGCCCTGTCTAACCACGTACAACCTGGAATTCGTGCGAGCTAAAAATTTAGGTTTCTAGCTTGATAGGATACAGCTATTAGTTAAATAGCGGCTGTGCCCTTTTACAGTTCTCGTCCGTCAGAGCGGCGCTTAGTTAACCGGTTAGACGAGATCCTGACCGAGCGCGGGATTTCGTCTTTTCGACTCAGCAAGTTAGCTGACTTGTCGCCGACAACGACGCGCAACATTTGTTCGGACGAGTTCTACATTCCGAGTCCAGAAGTGCTGGAGAAAATCTGCATCGTACTGGAGGTACAACCCGGCGAAATCTTGAAGCTTCGTACTAAAATGGAACTAGAAGACGTAGCCGTTAGTTCATGTTCTCTGACTCCGATTACGAATTAGCGGCTCGCGTCCTGGGTTTACCTGTTCCCCGGACCCCGGCTGAGCGTGCTGCTGCGACTCCTATGGTCGCCACGGTGCTCAAGAATTACTACCGTGCTGCGCCTCCGATGCCTGGTATGGAAGGCAACGGCATGATGACACAGCCGACTCGGTCGCTTAATGCTTATCCTGATACGTCTCAACCTGAGATGAAGGTGCAACTGGAGCGACGTCTCCAGGCTGGCGTCATTGACGAAGCTGCCGCAGAAGAAATCGAAGAGCTTGTTTCGGCGATTCTACAAGACCCTTCGTTGATCGACGTGTTCCTCTCGTATATCCAAAATCTGACCCAACAGGGTGACGAAGGCGCAGAGTATCTGAGTCGTCAGCGTCCGGCCGAATTTGATCTGCCTAACTACGGCGGTCAGTATTCGATGCTGAACGCCCCGGCGTCTAACAACATTCCGCCCAGCGCGGCATTCCAGAATCTCGGCTAATGACTCTAAGAGAACAACAACTTAGGGAACGGGATGTTCGCCGTGACGCACCGGCACTAGATCCTGGTGCGTTTTTAAAAATGTATATAGCTTCTACATTTCCTCAGACAGCTGCGTTACCTTCGCCGGAACAATCGCAGAATCTGGTTGCTACTAATAACCCGGAAGATCAAGTAAAATCAAATAAGAAAATGGCTCTTTCGGGCACTCAATATGACAATCCGGGAGGTCAGTAACTAATGGTTGCCGCAGCTGCACCCGCCGCAGGTGGGTTAGTCCAGTTAGTCACGCAGCTGACCGCTGCCGGCGTGGCTCCTGCCGTTATCCAGAGTGTTTTACAGTCTCAGACTGCAGGTCCGGATTTATCTGCCGGTTCCACTCCTCCTGGATTTAACCGGCAGAATATCGTCGCACCTTTGTTAAGCTCGGCGGCTGGTGCGGCACTTCCGGATTTAGTTGCTGCGTTTCGCGGCAAGCTTCCTGAGACTTCTGACGCCCCCGGTTCTAAGGCCATTCTTAGCGAGGATCTGATTCCTCGTCTGATTGAACAGGAACGAGCTCGTCAGCGTTTTGGTCGGTTCTTTGGTCTTGACGCTGGTCCGTCGGCCGAGGATGTTTATGGTCAGATTCGGGCCGGACGCAGCGCTGAACTTGAAGAGCTCGGTGCTCGTGAGCGTGCTCTTAAAGCTTTAGAGGGGCAGATCAGTGCTGCTATCCGGCAGATGGAACTGGGTGCCGACCTCAAGCGAGCTGAGCTAGAAGTTGGCGGTGGGATTAAACGGCAAGAACTTTCCACGCTCGGCGACATTCAGCGGCAGCGAGTACAGTCCGGGTACTCGACAGCACAAGGTTTGTTAAATACTGCTATTCAAAATCTGACTGCTCCGCAGAACCTCGCTCAGAGTTCTGTGCTGCAGCAACTCGCCACCCAGGTGCCCTGACATGGCTGACACTTTTTTTGAGCCTTCAAGCTGGACTAGAGAGACCGGTCAGCTCGCCATTCTGGAAGGCAAACCCGTTTTGTGGGCCGGCCCTTATTACGGGTGGCAGAGTCCCGAAAGTTACTACTCTACGGTTACTCCAAAGTACTTTGAAGGCAAGACCGGAGCGAAAACGCCGGCTGAACTCTATGCCAAAGCTTCATATCTAGAGGGTTTCGATCCTGACGAAAATCGTCCGGCTGCTAAACCGCCCGCAAAAGCACCTGCAACATCTGCAACACCTGCCGGTGAAACTGGAACTATAACTCCTGGAACTGCGCCTCCGGCACCTACTCTTCCGCCTCCGCCTTCGACTACACTGCCTCCGACCACGGCTCCGTATTCGGGGACTACGATTCCGCAGCAGCAGGACAAGACTGTTGAGGACCTCGTTAACTATTTAAAGGAACTTGGCGATCCCGAGCGGCTTCGTCAGGTTGAAGAGATGCGGCTTCAGAATCTTCTGAAGTCTCAGATTGTAACTTCTGAGTTAACTCGTCAGGGCGAACGGGCTCGTTACGCACGCGATATTGAGAAAGCAAACATCGACGCGTGGAAAGAGCGGCAGATTGCGATGTACAACGCTAACGCAGCTATGGCCACTGGTCTCGGAGCGGCGACTGTCGCAGCCTTTGCACCGCCTAGTGCGTCTGCATTGAGTTCTACGCTTTCGGCTGCTATGCAGCCTTTTAGTAACATTGGTGTAAGGAAGGGCTAATCTAATGTCACTTTTTGGGATTGCTCCTGGTTTTGGGGCCAGTACATTAGCCAATTTGACGGGCACCGGTGCGTTAGCCGGCGGCGGTGCAGCAGGAGGAGCAGCCGCTGGGGCCGGAGCTTTGGCCGGTCTCGGTCCTTTTATGCTCGCCGGCGCGGGACTTAATTTCTTAGGTAGCGCTATTGGCGGAAATTCGCAAGCACAAGCCCAAGCCGCACAAACCGAACTTCAGGGTCTGTATACAAAATTAGCTCCAATTAATACGCGTCTTACTTACGCGGGTCAGGAGTTAATGGCAAATTTAGCCCCTTATTTGGGTGCTGAAGCCGCACAGACTAATCTTATCGGTCAGTCTGTTTACGACATGTTTACCGGGGCTCGCTCTAAAGAGTCTCAAATGGCGGGTGCTTTAACCGGTCCCATGATGAAATTCGCCGAGGAGGCGATCGGGCAGCAGGGATTGGCGGCTAAAGGACGCACCGCTTTAGAACTTCTTGGCGGTGAAACTCAAGCTGATTTAGCTAAGAAGGGCGCAGACGTTCTGGGTCTGCAATACACTAATTTAGCTAAAGGTATTACGGACGTAGGGACTAGCGCCGCTAATACCCGTAACGCACAGGTTCTTGCGCAGACGCAAGCCAACTTAGATATCGGTAAGAACCTTGCGCTCCTTAAAGGTCAGGGTGAGAAAGAACTAGCAATGCGTCGTGAGGCTCGGGGTGCTGCTCTTGGCGCCGGAGGCTTTGCGTGATTAAATCGACAATCGGGGATTCAACCACGGTTGCCGCGTGGTTAGCTTCTCTTGACGCGTCGAACAAAGATGCGTTTATTCATTACGCCAAGAACGCCACCAGCGATATTGAGGCATATCTGTATGCCAGGTTTTTGCGTCCTGGTTACACCGGTAGCATCGCGGACCTGACGGCGTGGATTCAGGAGAAATTTCCCAAAGAAGATCTCCGTAAAGTATTACTCCGTGAGATTGATGACTTACAAATTGACATCAGAAATGTACGGGACATGGTACAAAATCAAATGCTCGACCCTGCATCAGCGGCGACAAAAATTTCAGCGGTTCAGAAAGAACTTCGTAGCCATATTCAAGCTGTACGATCTATTGCAGATGGTTTAGACCGGCGTGGCTTGATCCTTGCCGGCGCCGATCGTACTATTCGCGAATTGATCAACACCCTCGATGGGCAGCCTGGTCTCCAACAATTAGTTGACGAGGCTGCCGTCTTAGTTTGGACAACTATCGAGAACGAGGAGAAAGCCTAACCAACCTTGCGCATTCGGCGCATGATGTGTTCTAGCTTTGTTCTGAAAATTCCCATAAAAGCATCATTGACGCCTAGCGACATCACGAGTTCGTCTCCCTCCAGCAGAGCCCCGAACGGCAAAATTACCGCAGGTTGATTCGACACTGGATTGCCGAAGGTGTCTGTCCACTCGATTACTCGGTCATTCAAGGAGCCCGTAAATAAGGGTTCCTCGGTCATGTAGGTCAGTTGAGTGAAGTCTTTATTCACTAAGTAAGCACCGACGTGGTAGATGAGGTAAGGCTTACCGTCTGGTGTGCACGTCATGTGCTTCCAGTGATAAAAAACTAGATAGCAATACCCAAGGTCAATAGGTGCTGTCGAATTAAAAGTAGGGCACCCTTGCGTAGCTTTATCGAGCGCTGTTGTGTCGAGCTTGATTGATTTACCTGACTCTCGCTCAACAACCAAAGGCCGCGTGGAGTACAGACAGTTCAACTCGTCGTTCGCACTAAAGAACGCCCAGTTTTTTTCAGCCGCTCCGACAGTAAGATTCTTACCGATCGGAGGTATTGCAGCGCTGACTGCGTCGAATTGTTCATTTAACCAGCAGACGATGACTTTTGGCTGCGAGAACAGTTTTTTCGGATTGGAATCGTACTTACTGGCGTACGTCGAAGCTACGAATTGTACGTACAGATTTTCGTCGGGACCCACAAATAGACGCGGATCTTCGTAACTAAGCCGGTGTTTTTTGGGGCGGAGTTTTTTGGTGCCAATGATCGAGGCATCATCCGGCCCCAACATCCCGAAATACAGCTCGTTGGGTTGCCCGTTCAAATAAAAGTACTTGTTGTCGTACCTAAAACCAAAAGCTTCGGGCTGAGATCGCCACGCGATGTACAGCGAATCGTTGAATCGGACGATTGACGGGCTGAAATTAGCGACGTGACCTTTCGGCAGACCTTTAACAATTCGAGTGAATTTTCCGCCGAGAGCTTCTGCCTGCTCGTAGACCGTCGGAATGCCGTCACCCGTTGACTTAGTCGGATGGACTACGTCGCTATATAAATGGTAATACCGAGTTTGAGACTGCATGATTAAACCCCCAGATCTTTGATGGCGGCGCTGAACCCAGCACCAATAGATTCCCAGCGATACTCCGGACGCTGAGTGACGTTGTAGCACGCCTCAGCCACTTCGTTGTATGTATGTAAATCGTGGTACAAATCGTCCAGGATCCGAGCCGCTTGCGTCACGTTGATCAGACCGCGTTCGACACCAAGATCTTTATCCACAACCCATGTGGAAATGGGGATAAGTTCGGCCGCATCCTTCCAGATGTCTTGGCACGCCGTGTGGTGCGGAACAACCTGCGGTTTTTTACAGCCCGCATGTTCGAAACTAACAAGACCCCAGCCTTCTCCATCGGATGTATTAATACCGACGTCGCAGGCGTTATAAATTGTATTGAGCAATTCGTCCGGCGGTGCGCTCAGGTAGTTGATGTTTGCCGAAGTCAAAATCAGTCGATTGGCGTCATCCAGACCACGGCGCTGCATCTCGTGTTTAAAGAGTGGCAGAATATCCCAGCCCATGTCTTTCGTACTCATGTGCAGGTACAGCATGGTGTCGGGTTTGTTGACCGCAAACTCGGCGAACGTCTTGATCGTCAGGTCAATGCGTTTACGCGGTTGATTTCTGTTCGCATTAAGAACGACGAATTTATCTTCGGGGATACCGATCCGCTTGCGGGCTTCAGCTTTGTCCATCGGGTAGAACCGACCTGTGTCAACCCCGTGGGGGAGCACAGCCAGTCGCGGAGCATCTGCGCCGCACTTCATGACACGCTCGGCAGAGGGAACAGTGAAGGTGACTGCTAGATCCCAGTGCTTGATATGACGCAGCATGTCGGGGAAGTAGCTCTCGCTATCCACCGGGAAGTACGCGATGAATTTAAAGCCGATCTGATCTTTCAGGAACTGACAACGCTCCCAAAACTGATTTACAACCCAGATGTCGTTCAGGCAGATAACTACGTCTGGTTTTTCTTTTTCGATGACCTCCGGAATTCTGCCGATACCGAATCGATCGCCTGAACCTGCAGGGCAGGCTGGATATACCTTGTATGGCTTATCGTGTGGATCACCCGTGTGGTTGATCCCCATCACCACGACTTCATGTTCGTTCTTAAGAACATCTAGTACGCTGTGTGTTACTCTTGCAAAGCCTGTATTACTACAAGCATCGCCATACCAAAGGATTTTCGACATGCAAACTCGGCGAATCGAGTACAATCACTATAACAGCGCTATCAGTTTATCAACATGCCTAGTAGGGAGAGTTTTGCCTACCGCCGTGGCGCCCAACTACGTGCACTTAAAGCGATTGAAGCCACTGGCGCGAATTCAATCGAAACTATTTACACTAAAGCAGCCGAAGACTTTCATACTTTTTGTACTATTCTGGACAAGCCTCCGGCGCCTCATATGCTGGAATGGCATCAGCATTTGATTACTAATGAAAGTAATAAGTACCTTTTAGACATCGCGGGACTAAATCTTGATATTTTGGCTCCCAGGGGACCTCTTCACCCTGATACAGAGGTAGCCACTCCAAACGGTTGGAGAAAGCTAAAGGATATTGTCAAAGGAGATACTGTGTACGGAGATGACGGCCTTCCTACAACAGTTTTAGATACTCCCTCGTACCCAGAAGTCCCTGTCTATAAGGTTACTTTCTCAGACGGAACTTCTATGATCTGTGACGATTCGCATCGGTTTGACGTGCGTCGAATGGGTACGGATAAGAAAGGAGTTTACAGGACGGTTACTCTGCAAGAGATTCGCGAGCTGGTCACCACAGGGATTCAAGGTAACTGGCGTACAGGCGTCAAACGAACAGTCAGAAAAGCGCTGCCCGGCGAAACCCCGTGGCTAGATACGAGAGGGCATAGTAGGTATCAAGTGCCCATGACTGCTCCTGTTCAATACCCCACGCTTGATCTACCGTTGCATCCCTATATCGTAGGGATTTTGCTCGGGGACGGAGGCTTAACAGACCTTACTTCGATAAATATAACTACAGCAGATAGGGATATTGCCGAATTTATTAACACGATGTTACCTGAAGGACATGTTCTGGTAGAGCGTTCTTACGAAAGTCGGAAATATTCGTATCAAATTCAGCTTGCTGAAGGACCTACACAAAAAGTTATCGACGGGCGTCGGGGAGGGTTTAAAAAGTACGTATCTCTAGTTCTTGATCAGCTGGGGATGCGAGGAAAGGGAGCCTTAGAAAAAAGTATCCCCGAGCTATATCTGCGTGGGTCTATTGAACAGCGCGAATGGCTTTTGCGAGGACTGCTTGATTCGGATGGTCAGAGAAGTAATCACGGACAAGAACTTTCTGGACGAGGCGGTTTGGGTTTTGGCAGTTCGAGTCTTGCTTTGATTCGTGGTATGGAAGAGCTTGTTCGTTCTTTAGGAGGCTTAACTAGATTTACAAAACCGTATTATCCTCACTATTACAAGGATAACTTAAAAATTGTTAGTAAGCACCTGGCGTACAGATTGAGCATTAGTCTTCCAGAAGGCATCAAGCCTTTTTATTGCAAGAGAAAAAGAGATATGTACTTAGGTCCCGTTTCTTCGCGTTCTAATCGCGGCTGTGTACGGTCTATTGTCGATATTGAGTTTGTTGGTACTAGCGACGTTAAGTGTTTAACTGTAAGTAATGAGCAAGAAAGATTTTTGATTAAAGACTATGTTGTTAGCAAAAATTCAGCTAAATCTACGGTGTTGAATATGTTTACGGCGTGGTGTATAGGACGTCATACTACTGCAAAAAGACCTTTGCAGATTATCTACGTGAGTTACAACATTGCTACAGCTATCCCTAAATCACGGATTATTCGACAGATCGTTGACTCATCAGAATTTCGTAAAATTTTTCCGACATGTCGACTCAAGCCGGGGATGCAATCAGATATCGGCTGGTCGATTGATTATGACTATGCCGGTATTCCTCGATTAGGTGATGAAGAATTTACTCTAAGGGCAGCAGGACTACGCGGTAGTATTACGTCTAAACGAGCTCATTTAGTGTTAATCGATGACCCTATAAAAAGTTCAGCTGATATCAAGAATCCTACGATTCGTGAGGAGATGAATAATAACTGGAGTAGTGTTATTGCTCCTATTGTGTTTGAGGGCGGTCGATCTATTTGCTTAGGTACGCGATTCCATCCGCTCGACATCCACAAGACGATGTTCGTTCCGGAGAAAGGGTGGAAGCAAGTAACTCAAGAGGCACTTACGTACGACGATAAGGGTCAGCCCAAGAGTTACTGGCAGACTCAATGGTCTATTGACTACCTATTGCAGCAGAAAGAACTTGATCCCGTTGCTTTCTGTTTCCAGTATCAGCAGCAGCCTGTGGCCACGAGCGACCTTGTCGTTTCCCCGGATCTGTTGATTAAAGGTGACGTAGCGACTGAATTTGATAGTTTGGCTCTTGGCATCGACCTTTCAGCAAGCAAAAATGAGACTTCGGACTACACAGCTTTTGTTTTAGGGGGCCGATTAAAAGATAAGTATTATATCGTTGATGCGCATCAGTGTCGTTCTATAGGAAACCTTGAAAAAATAGACCTTCTATGCGACATGTTGCTTGAGTGGGGCATCCTAACTAAGTACAACGGCGAGTACCAGCCGACGTATTCCACCGTGACGCTTGTTGTTGAATCCGTGGCATATCAGGCAAGCCTTGCTGCGGATCTCCGGCGGGTTCTTCTAAACGAAAGGGGCCTTAGTAACCTTCATATTCACGAAGTCAAAGGGTTTAGGGGCGACAAGATTGCTCGTTTTAGAGGCACGCTCGGTCTTTTGGAGAATCAGAAAGTCGTCTTTAACAAATATCGCAAGTTCGATGCGCTCTTCGATCAGCTGATTAACGTAGGTGCTACCGCGCATGACGATTTATTGGACGCATACACTTGGTTAATCACTTTCTTGCAACGTAGAGGTAGTTTTTCAGTTGAGTATTGACATGACTTCCGATAAAACTCTTTGGGTCGCGATTGCGGCGCACAATCCGCTGGCTCGGGTCGAGAAGCTGCTCAAAGTTTTGAAGCTTTATACAGAGTACGACCTTAAAGTTTCTGTATTTATCTACATAAATAATGAAGCTCAGGATGATGCGAATCAATTAGCTAACTTACTGCGACCTTTCCGGGAGCAATTGGAATTAAATATCGTTATCGCCGGCTCCAGTTATGAGGGCTGGGGCTTGACGTGGGCGCATAAAAACGATCTTGTGCTGGCTTGTATGAACTACAAGTACGATTATTACATTTATCAAGAAAATGACATGTTGATTACTTGGGAACACTTTAAGTATTGGATGCGTTGGAAGCCTCGACTGGCTGAATACGGGTTGGAACCTGGATTTATTCGGTATGAAGTCTTCGAAGGGGAGAAAATACCGTTTGATAACCACTATCGGTACTTTTTAACCAAGCGAACTCCCAATGTTTGGTCAGAACGAGGCTTTGACGTAAAGAAATTGCTCGTTATCGACCACGAAATCAAGTTTTTTGCCCAAATTGCAAGTCCTTATTACGCTGCGATGATTTTGGATAGTTTTGACGCAGTCAAATACGTGAAAAGTGGCAGTATGGACCCGGCGAAGAGCGTTGAAATCGTAAGTTTTCGAAATTGGCCCCTTGCCGATCGGAGTTCTATGGGTTTAGCGTTTGAGGACGTCCCTTTTGGCTATGAACACCGTCGCTGCATCCCGGTGATTGAAGAAAACGGTGTTTATAAACCGCATCCTTGTTGTTTGTTAGCCCACGATGACACCAAGTACTCGATAGAACTGGCTAAGACGCAGCCAGAGCTCATAACTTGCGATAAAATGCTTCAGATCTGATTTTTTATGGACAACGTCAATCATCCTACGCACTATACGTCAGGTGCTATTGAGTGCATCGATGCTTTGAAGGCTCAACTAGGTCCTGAAGGGTTTAGGGACTACTGCCACGGCAATATCGCTAAATACGTCTGGCGGTACAAGTTTAAAAACGGCGTGGAGGACCTAAAAAAAGCGGCTTGGTATCTTCAGTGCTTGATCGGTGAGTTAGAATCAAACAAAGAGAATCATTAAGTAGTGGACGTAAGGGCTTTCGGTTCTGTTTACGGTCAAACGGCAGCTCTGCCGTATTCCAGTGGATTTGGACATGTTCCTAGCAGTGGCCTAATTAATTTTCCTTCATGCCGTGCTGTTTTTATCGAAGCAGATGCTGCCGCCGCTAAAACTTACTTGACTGTCGAGCTTGCTGACGCTCCCGGTCAAAAAGCTACGGCTAGTAATCTTTCAGGGAATCAGCTTATTCCTATTTCTTGTACAGCTATTATCAGCGGTAACGCCCCTGGTGTTTTTGTGCTCTACTGATGGCCACTGATTACTCCAGCTTAATCTCTTTGCTTGGTGGAGACAAAAGTCTTCGCGAGAGCGCAGGTTTAGATGCGGATGATATCCTTAGTTCCTTGCGAAAGAAAGGTGCTGTTTCATCTGATTTTATGTCTGCTTTAAAATCTGATCTATTAGCTAAAGCACTCGTGGCACAGCAAATTGGAAGCATGTAGTAAACTGTAAATATGGCAGACCCTTTTCTCGAAGCCGGCGACTTTTTCACCAAGGCATTTAACGCCCAGGAGTTAGCGTCGCGTCGTCAACGCACTGCTCAACGAGCAGCAATGCGAAGTGACGACTATGAAAATCAAGTGAGCGAAGAAGCGCCTAATGCGCCTATTCCCCCTCAGTATGGTCCGTACGGCACTTACGAAGATGAGTTTTCGCCGACTGAAGACCCTACCGAGTCCATGAAGGCCGAACTGCTTCGAAAGGCCGCATCGAAGCGTGGCCCTCGAACCGGCATTCCTGTTTCTCCGGGTAACGGAACCCCAGTAGCCAGTGTCTGAAGTCGCAAAGAAAAAAGACCCTGCGAAATGGGCCGCCGCAAAAGCTAAAGCTCGCAAGCGCTTAGGTGGGCATTCAGCGCGGGCTATGCAGTTGGCTGTTAAGTACTACAAGGAAGCGGGCGGCAAATACGAAGGTAAAAAATCTAGTGAAAACAAGCTAAGTCGCTGGGGCAAAGAAGATTGGCAGACGCGTGAAGAATACGAAAAAAGCAAAAAATCCTAGTTATGGCTGATTTAGCGCGAGAAAAAGGTCGAACCGAGCGATATCTGCCTAAGTCCGCGTGGGCTTCAATGAGCGATGAAGAGCGCCGCGCCACGGATGAAAAAAAGAAACGTGCCACGGCTGGTAACAAACCTGTGAATACTCAAGTGCCCAATACTGAAAAAGCTAAAGAAGCTCGTCGTCGTGCTTCCGAGTACATTAAGAAAAAGAACAAAAGCTGATGGCCAAGATTCGTATTGCCGGAGAAGTGTTTGACGGGTACAACAAACCTCGTCGCGATTCTGGCGGCGGTAAGAAATTTGCGGTCGCTGCTAAAGAAGGGGATCAGGTACGTTTAGTACGTTTTGGTGACCCGAACATGCCGATCAAAAAACATATTCCTGAGCGACGCGCTAACTTCCGGGCCAGACATAACTGCGACAATCCCGGAAGCAAATTAAAAGCTCGCTACTGGGCGTGTCGGAGCTGGTGAGTGCTTTTTATAGCAAATCTTGCTAAGCTGTGCAGGCCCGTTTCGGCCTTCCATGCTCTTTGATTGTTTTCTCTATTTCAACGAAGCTGAGCTGCTCGAACTTCGCGTAGAAATTCTTAAAGATATTGTTGACGGCTTCATCATTACCGACGCCAACCGGACTTTTAAGGGCGACGAAAAACCGTTCACTTGTTTAGAGACGATTCGAAAACTCGGTCTGCCTGAAGATAAACTTCAGGTGCTGCACGTCGAACTGCCGCCGCCGGATATCGCTCCTAACCCTTGGGTCCGCGAATACGCTCAGCGCGACGCTCTTGCCGTGGGTATGCGGATGACGCCGCCGGATTCGGTCTTCTTCTTCTCTGATGTCGACGAGATTCCTAAGCCGTCTGCTCTTTTAGAAGCTGTAGAGCTCGCTAAAGAAGATCCTGCACGTTGTGTGCGTCTTTCTATGCCGATGATGTACGGGCGGGCAGATCTTCGTGTTATGAGCCCGGACGGGGATAAGACGAAACCCCCGACCAACTGGACCTGCGGGACCGTCGTTCTTCACGATCATCTAGATCAAACTCTTTCGGAGATTCGCCAAAACCCCAACGATCTTGTGGTAGGAGACTGTGATGCAGGATGGCATTTTAGTTGGATGGGAGGGCCTGATCGCCTTAAGCGCAAACTGACGTCTTTCTCGCACTGTTATGACGACATTCCAAATGCTCATGCTCCTGCATACAGCGAGGAGATGCTGAGCTATTTAGATAATTACAAAGCGGAGGCGGGCGGCACAGATCCGCTCGGTCGCAAAGATCATCTGCTGACCTCGTATCCTCATGATCTTTTACCGCCAGAATTGTTTAAACTAGAACGAGTGAAGGAGTACCTTCTTCCGGACTCCTGATAACGTCGTTTTTGTAAAATGCCTGCAGATCTTTTAAGCGTCCGGGGACGATTCAGTGAGATTCTGGAGGCAGCTCGGACTCAGGACCGCTCAAAGCAGTCCGCCACGATGGTGGTACTGAGTCATGTGCAGCAGATGACCCTTCTTATGATCAAGAAGGGTCTGTTTTTTTACTGTGAACAAGATACGTATAAAGCTCGTAGTAAGTTTCTAGATGATCTGATAAAACTTAATAAACTTGATATCCGTTTCCCGGCTATCGTTCGGAATTTTTTGATTGACGGTTCGGGTCTTTTCTATTTCAGGCCCGATCCCAAGCTGAAGTACCAAATTTACTTTTTTAACAAAAACCAGTATCGGGTTTACCACGATCTAAACGGAGAGATTGAAGAAGTCGTAATCCTTTATTCGTACAAAGTTAAAAACGGCAATTTAGGACTGCCTTCAAATACTTACGGGCAGAACAAGAGGTACGTCCGTATCTCAATTACGGCCGAGACGATCACAGAGTACGAAGCCGACACGGAGCTGAGTTTTGACTTAGAGCCAGGCTCTGTCATTACTCCGCGCAATAGTCGGCCAAATACGCTGGGGTTTATCCCCGCCGTGGAGGTTTTAAACAAGCCGAACGCCAGCGGTACCGAAGGCGAAGGTGAATTCGAGCCGTTCATGCAGCAGATCGTTCTGCATGATCAAATGATGCAGAATATCGCCAAGAACATTGAGTTCTTTGGTAATCCGACTCTGATCAGTTCGCGTCCGCGTAGTGATCTGGTGGAGGCGAGTGATACCGATCGTAACTTCCGTCCGACGATCAGCAGTCAAAGCGGATTTGGCGGTTTAGATTCTCCTTCCACGAGGGTCTCAGATCCGTTCGGATCGCAGTCTGGTATCGGGGGTCTTCGAGTTCCTCGAATTATTGCCAACGTAGAGCCGTCGGATCGGGTTGGTTACATGACTCCTGACCCCGTAAACGGGGACATGAATCGATATGCGTTGTTACTACGAGAAGAAATTCGAACCGCACTCGGCGGCGTTGACGAAATATCGATTAGCGCCGGTGCCACTGCGACGGAAATTAAGGGCCTTATGGGTCGTGCTCAAGCGACTGCTCTTCGTAAAAATAAGAGTTTTTTGAGCTACGGCTTCTGCCGACTGCTGGAAATGATTGTTTACCACCAGGAGCAGGTTTTCCGCGAGAGTTTTATTTCTGTCATGGGTTTGACTCCTCCCAAGGAGCCAAAAGAAGAAACTCCGGAAGCAGCGGAACGTTATCAAAAGAAGCTGGCTAAGTACGAGCAGGATGTAGATCTTGCTATTCAAACGGCCCTCTCTGAAAACAAAGTACCTGGTGGAGTTTTTGGTCTTCCGCCAGACGGAGATAGAGAAGTAACGTATCGATTCCAAGGCGATGTTTATGAAGACACCGCTTACGACATCAACCAGAAATCGATCGTTGTTCGAAATCTTCAGGAGCTAGGTGTTGACAGCGTGGAAGCGCTGCGTTACTTGTTCCCGGATAAAAGTGATTTAGAACGAGCGGAAATGTTGAAGGGTTTCCCCTTCAGAATGATTCAACAAACGCAAGCCGCACTACAAAATTTCCTGCTAACATTAAATCAGCTGATGCAGTCGCCGCACCCTCTTGCGCCGACCCAGCCCTTAGCGGCAGATCCGAGGTTAAATATAACGCCTCTCCTCTACCGCACATTCGATCACCTCGCGCAAGAACTAACTTACTCGGGCAGCTATGAGCCAAGCGATCCCAGCTTCGACCCCGAGCCCGGTCTCCCCGGCAGTAGCGGCGCCCCAGGCGGCCTTCTCCCCGGATATGGGCTCAACCGTCTACCCTCAGTGGGTGGCGCAAACCCCTACCCCGGCGGTAGCTTCGGCAACTACAGCCCAAGCGCCGTCGCCGGCACAACTGGCTACGGTCCCTTCTATCAACAGCCAGTCCAGCCAGTTTCCGTCAGCCTCCTCCCCGAGCAACCCATGGGAGGCAGCGCTGGGCAGCCTGGACCGGATCGTTTCCCGGCTCTCCCCGTCCCTCAGCCAGACAGCATCGTTAGCGCAGCCCCAGGTAGCGGCGCCGGATATTCAACAGAGCAATCTGGCTTTACAGGCCCAACAGCCCTGGGCTTACCAACCCCCTACGGTTCAGCCGACCTTATCCAACAGCGTCTATACGACCCCAATTTCCTCGCCGACTTCTACGGCGCAGGAGCCGCAGTTAAGCCAAGCAAGCGCCGCCGTAGTTAATCACTTCGGCCTCGAAGCGCCTGCGATCTTGAATCAGTACTCCACCACCCTGGAGGATGCGCTGATTCAACAGCATCAGACTCTGGAGCAAATCGCCACCCGTGGCATGGCTATGGAGCAGATTCTGACTGATCCTGATCATCTGGCTGACTACACCAACCGGTTCTTCACCGAGGTGTATCCCACCGATCTTCGCACTGACGAACAGATCGCTGCCGATAACGCTCGCACTGCTCTCCAACAGCAGTCCTATACACCCAACTACGATCAGGTGCCTGCTGTGCCTGCCGCTGCTACCGGCGGTCAGCGTACTCAAGACCCCAACGCGCAGTGGGAACAGTTTGGCCAGGTTATGAACCAAGCTCCTGATCAAGCTTGGCGTTACCTGAACAACATGTCTCCTGAGTCTCTGCGAGCCAAGCTGTTGTTCTTGGATCAAGCCTGAGGTAGAGTTAGTTCAACGGTGTAAAACACCGTTCGCATGGTGGACGAATCTTTTTACCCCCGTCTGGACAACGGGGGTTTTTTATTGAGTGCATTGTTAAAAACTATTTATTAAGTAGACTGTTAAAAACCATTTATTACGATGCCTTTTAAATCAGAGGCTCAAAGGCGTAAATTCTATGCCATGCAGGAGCGCGGTGAAATTTCTAAATCTAAGGTAGATGAGTACGAAAAGAAGACCAAAGGTGATCTTCCTGAGCGTGTGAAAAATCGCGAGGAAGCAAAGAAAAAAGCTGTAAAATACAAAAAGAACAAAGGTAAGTAATCCGTGCCCAACTCCATTGGTCGCCGCCGTGGCGGAGAGAATACCGAAGTCGAGCAGCTTAAAAAAGAACTCGAAGAGCTTAAAGCTAATTACGCTCGGGATATAACCTTAATCGGCAGCGATATTCGTGCTCTTGACAGTCGAATCCCTGCCGAAGCTCCGACCGATAACACCGCTGTCGAAGCTCCGACTGATAACACCCCTGCCGCTTAGAATTAAGGCAGCTCTGGCTGCTTTAAATGTATATATCGTATCGAAATTACAACTATGATTCTGGGCCTCATCAGGTACAGACCGGACCCTCTTATCAAGGTTATGTCGTAGTCAGTTCTGGTATTCAAGATACCGGAGCAGACGTAGGTAGGATTGTCGCTGGCTCACCTAGCTACAGCGGTACGTATTCGACCGCGTGGCGGCAAGTTCCTGCAGCGGTTTCTGGGTATTGGACTGACTACGAGAACATCGATTACGCACCGAGCGGTGTTCTAAGCTCGTACCAAGGTTACCGGCCCGTCACTGTTAATACGATTGCCGGTCGTAAAGTTCAGACTTTTACCGGACCGGATTATGGCGTCCGGGACGCAGGAAAATTTACGTACTTCGGAGGCTCTGCACCCGATTCTCAACTATATGATCCGTACAATACGCCAACTGGTAACACAGGGCAGCAAGGTATAACCGGCGGCGGCGTTACCCACGGGCGATATGAAGGAGGCATCCTTACCAATTCGCTAGGTCCGCTGGGAACTTCTAATCGATCTGAGTGGGTTTACAACCCGCCGGTGTACTGCAAAACGTATACACAGACGATCCGTACGGAAGAACCTGGGCTTATGTCCGTTCCTTTTAGATTCATGTATCGCGGCGGTGCGGCCAAATATGTTTCTAATTACGGCTCCATTTACTACCAACTGTCAGAGAGCGTACGTAATCTCAGCCGTAAATTAGGTTAACGCTAAAAACGAGACAAGGGTCTTTTAATCTATTGATTCTCTAGTTAGATTACGTATGTAGTTCTTCGGAGGTTGACGCTTTGTTCGTCGACAATGATTTTCCGAAGCTGCTCGGCGCAGAGCTCTACCGTCCGCACCCAGCGTATGTTGTAGAGATGGCTGCAGAGCCGGTTGTGGTGCATGACTTGGACCCATGGGTCTAGAGTCCCTTTAGGTGAAAGCCTTTAGGTTAAACTCCGTGAATTGCTGGAACGCCGGACCCGAAAGGGAGGCCAATCAGCAGCCAAGCCAATCAGAAATGGTTGGAAGGTTCAACGACTAACACTGCTCAAATGCTCTCTCGTAGCGATCGCTCCTTTTTAAAAGGGGTTTGTTTGGGTGACGGCCATTTACGGCAGGTGACTACTTACCCTAGTCTCCACATAGCCCATTCAAGAAAACAGTTTGAGTTCCTTCGCTGGAAAGTGGGGCGCTTAAACCGAATTCTGGGTATTAAACAGCCCATAAAGGATCGCGAGTCTGACTGCCAGACCGGAACTTTTCCTTCCTGTCAGTGGTGGTCTAATCAGAACGAGCTGTTAATACCTATTTATAGGGAACTGTATCCTCAAGGGAAGAAAGTTTTTACAGCTACTTTCCTAAGGGATATTGGTTTAGAGGGTCTTGCCGTTCTGTACATGGACGACGGGAACTTACACCTGCGAAAGCGTGGCCAATCTACGCGAACCGGGGAACCTTACATTAGGGAACGCATTGTAGAGCTGGCTTTATACGTCCCTTATGATACTGCTTTGACGGTATCAGATTGGATAGAAAGTCTTACAGGAGCTTCTTTAACTCCTCGCGTACCTTCAGCTAAAAAGAATCCAAATTTGTGGAATCTTCGTGCTAACGGAACAAACGCTAGGAATTTTGTAGAAGCACTTAAGCCTTATGGTTGTAAAGCTATGCAATACAAATTTGACCTCCGTTATGACACTCGAACTAATCGAGGAAAGTCAAAATGGAGCGAGGCTGACCGCAACAACTTTGTTGTAGAAGCCGATAAGGTGACACGAGTGCGGAGCACCCAAACAGAGGAAAATCCTGCTGTGGGTGAAGATATAGTCTACTCATCAACGCCCTTAAGTTGATGTTACGAGAGGATAAAGAGCCTCTCGGTGCTTATTAAAGCATTACAGGTAGCAAACAACCCGGCCAGACCGTTCAGCTTGATCGTTATCGCTTCTGGGGTAACCCCGGCAGCAAGGAATCCCGTGAGCGTACTGCAGAGCAGACCATCGGTACTGCTAACAGCCGCAACATTGTGAAGGACAAAGTGCTGGTGACTCTTAAGGAGTACACCGGTCCTGCTGATCCGTCCGATCCCACTCAGCCGAGCACCTTTAAGATTGCTCGGGAAACCCTGATCACTGCACAGCGCCTGCTGCTGGATACCGGTAACCTCACCGCTTTCCACCAGTCCATCGGTTCGCTGACTCTGCTCGACGACTATCGTCGTTGGCGTGACCGGGTGTTCATTAACGAACTCCTGAAAGCAGTTTCTAAGGGTCAAGCTTCCGACACCCAAGGTGGTTACTACTACCCTGGCGACCTTGCCGTCGGTTCGCTGACCTACTCCAACGCCGAACAAGCCAAGTTCGACGTTAAGGACGACCTGCTGCGCGTGGTGAAGAGCCTGCGTAAGCGTAACGTTCCTACTTATCAGGACGGTTTCTATCGCTGTGTTTGCGATCCTACCTTCCTGATGCACCTGCGTCAGAACAGCGACTTCCGTGAAGTGGCTCGTTATCCTGGCAACGGTCAGATCAACCCCCTCATGTCCGGTATGCAGCCCAACGCTGCTATCTACATGGGTCAGGGCTTTGGTCAAGCCAGCTTCGTGGCTGGTGAGCCCATCATGCCCACCGGTTTCGTGTTCGAAGGCGTTCGCTTCTTCGAATCGACCAACATGCCTTCTCAGAGTCAGACTGCTACCATCGGCGGTACCAGCGCTTCTTATGAGAGTGCAATCGGTATGTTCTTCGGTCCCCAGAGCGTGGGCGTCGGTATCGGCGGCAACAACGCTCAGGTGCTCCTGAACAACAACGACGACTTCAGCCGTTTCATCATGATGATTTGGAGCCTGTACGCAGGTTTCGAACTCCTGAACGCTGATTTCGCCACCGTGGCTTACTCCTTTAACGCTTGAGGAGGTAACTAACGATGGCAATCAACCCTAACCAGCTTCAAGTTGCCAAGATCTATCCTGGTAACTACACCAACGTTCTTCGTTACTGGCACGAAGAGAAGTCCGTTGTTTTCAACAACGAGAACGGAACCTCCGAAACTCTGACCAACCAGCCTATTGGCGGTCCTGTCGGCGTGGTGTTCCGTCCCGGCTGGATTGCCCAACAGGCAATCGGCTACGTGGACCTGTCTTACCAGGCCCTCGGTTCCGTTAATCAGCTTGAGTACTACGCTCAGCCCTACGGTTCTGGTCTGAACGGCTCTAACCAAGCCTTCAGCAGCGCCAATGTGATTATCCCCTCCCCGGATTATCACAAGGATGTGCGTGCAGACATCGCTAACGGTATTGCAGTGCCTTCGGGTGCTTATGTGTACCGTGCTTCTCTGCGTGTTGATGGCGGCGACGTGATCAGCAGCGGCGTGGGCGGCGGTAGCGCCACTCCTCAGCTCAGCCTGGTTCCTGCAGTGAGCCAAGGTCTGCGGAGCGACGGCACTGTGGTGTCCGGCCAATTCGGCGCCTCCGTGACCGGTTCCAACAGCCGGATCGAGAACGGCAGCAACGCTTCGGTGAACATCATCGACTCCAGCAAGCTGTCTGCTCTGAGTGCCGAGACTACTTGGAAGCTGTTCGCCACTCGCAACCTGGGCGGCGTTGCCGCTTCGGGTCTTGCTCTGGCTTCTGGCACCTTCGATCCTCGCGCCCAAGCTGGCAAACTGGCCGGCAACAACAAGGCTCTTGCAATTTGCGAAGTCTGCTGGATCGTGCCCGATGTCGCTCCTAAGCGCGACGATGTGGCCCTCCAGCCTGGCGGCGTGGTGGAATCTTCGGTGTTCACTTCGACCGTTCCTTCCTGATATACTCAGGTCGGCAAAGGGGACCCCTCCTCCGGGAGGGGTTTTTTATTGCCTTAACGCATCTGCATCATGCTTGAGGTCGGCAGGGGTACTTCGATTCCACGCAGGCGATTGCGGGCTTCCTGCATCAGCCGTTCTTTTTCCGCGTCGATCTGACCTTCAACAATTTGTTCTACCAACTGCTCGGTATACATGCTGGGGTTGATCGTGCGAGCTCGCGCATTTAAATTTCGAATTATTTCGTTTTTGCTGAGCCCTTCTTGCCCGAGCGCTTTCAGGATTCCTGGGTCCGTAGCTAACTGAGTCAGCTGAGGAATTGTTTCGGCTCCACCTAGTACAAGCGACGTGGCAACTTCTGCTGCTGTGTTTAGTCCAGCTGTTCTTTCTTTTTTTGGGGATTTTTTTGTAGACATTAGGAGTTCAAGGGGCAACCCAATGCCTACATCCGGAGCAACTGCGTATACAGCTCTTAAAGCTTTGCCTACGCCAGGTACTTGATTTGCAAATCTAAGTAAGTTAAAAGGGTTGGGCATGGTTCGTTACCTTTCCTCTATTCTAACTTTGTCCTATACTCTGCGAAAGTCGTATCTTTATGATGACTGCCACTGTTCCTCAAGACGTCACCTATACACCTAGTGGTGTTAAAGTAGATATCCTCAGTACTCATGATGACGGTGAGTACTTTATGGTTAAGTCTAAAACCACGGGTAAAGTCTTTTTTGCCCATAAAAATCAGATCGAGCAAAAGGAAGGAGATACAGATTCAGAACAGGGCGCAAAACCCGTTAAGTCGCGACGGGGTCGTCAGATTGTTAAGCCCCAAGTGCCTGCGCCAAGTCGTTTCAATCTGAACGGCGCTACCCCCGAGCTGCTGACGCAGATTCTTCCCGGCGTGGGCCTTAAGACCGCCAACGAGATCATCGAGCTCCGCATGTCCCTGCCGGGTGAGCGCTTTTCAAAACTGGAGCAGCTCCGCCAAATTAAACACATTAACTGGGATGAGATCCTCAGTGATGCGATCTACGTTGAATAATCCTTGGATTAAATAAATAAAGAGTACAATAGGTGTACTGTAGGCGTCGGTAGTTGTGGCCCAGTTTACACAACAAGAGCTAGAACAACTTCAAAGTTATTTAGCACAACAAGGCGTTGTTTTTCAGCCTGACACTACTGACGCCACCAAAAGACAAGTAGTTTACGCTGCTGTTAATCAGCTAACGCGTAATCCTGCCGCTGTATTTGGTTACAGGTTAGATGATTTTAACTTCAGTAGAGTATGCTATCACTTGGGTTACGCGATAGCTACTGTACCTGCTGGTGATTATGCCAGGTTATTAGAGGCTTGTAATAGTATATCTAGTGAATTTTACTACGATAAAATTATCCAGCAGATTGAGCGCTGTGAGGAAGCTGAGCGTTTAACAGAACTTGCAGCTGGTCGCGCCACGAACCGCCAAGAAACAATCCTTGGTGATGTTAACCGTTCAATCAACATTCAAGATAAAACTGAAGTAGCCAAAGTTTGGCGACAGAACTACCTGTACGAGACGGGTCGTTTGGCAGAAATGCTTTACGTCGCCAACTACAAAGACCCTGTGGCATCTCGTTACAGATTTGAACGTAGTGGCGCAGAATTTATCCAGGCTATTCCTGGCCCACCTGATGTGTCTCGTGCTGATCGTCTGTATTTCTACGCAGATTGGCGCTAATATAAACTCAGGCTAGGTCTTTAGGATGTCGTACAGCGCATACGAAAAAACCATCCGAGCGCTTGTTGAAGGCGGGCTCCGGATGATCAATAACATGATTCCGGATGCGCCGAGCCCTCGGCAAATTCGGCAAACGATACAACCTAGCTCTTCCGCTACTCCTTCCGCACCTACTGGTCCTGCTGTTCAACCGCGTCTAAACGTTCCTCCTGATCGATCCACCGGGAGATTTCAGCGGCAACTTCCCGGCCCCCGCGAAATTCCTGCAGAACAAATTCCTCGTCGCGCTGGATATCCCCAAGCCGATGTTCCTCGCGAAACTCTTCCGGCTCGTACTCCTGGTGTTGCTCCTGGGCAACGTTCTTTACCTGTAGGTCAAGATATCCCCGCGAGCACTACTGTCCGTCCCTATCCGATTTTAAGTTCCCCGCAAGCTCCTGAACCTGCCTTTGCTTACGGTAAAGAACTGATGCGTCGAGACCCTGAAGGGTATAACCGTATTCGTTCCATCGTCGAGACCACGGCCGCAGAGCGTGGCGTCAATGCTGACGACGTCATGGAAGCACTGTTGAGCACCGAGGGATTTGACTCTCCTCTGATCCGGCAGCTGGAAACAACTCCCACTCAATACATGAATCGGGGCGGTGATCTTACGCGTTCGGTTGGAGGCGGTATGGCTCCTCCTGCAGGCGGCGCCGGTTTATCTACTGGAGGTCAGGGCGGCGCTCTCGCACGCACGACAAGTTCTGCAGTTGAACCAGGTATTCAACCCGTAAATGTTTATGAAATTCTCGGACGTGGAGTAGCCCTGCCCGAGGGATCTCCTATTGCGACCCGAGCTAATGCTATGGGCGGAATCAATACCGTTGATCTAGGTCAGATTTTCTCGTCTCCTGCTGCCGCTGGGGCCGCCGCAGCTGGCGGGACTTCTGCTTCCTTGCGGATGCCTGTTGCACCTTTCGTCGGCGGTGGGATTTTAGGCGGTCTTGGTCTTGCTGCTTATATGTCCGGCCGTCAAGAGCAGCTCTCTACTCCGGGCGAGACTCAACTAGGCGCTCCCACAGCTACTCCTGAGTTCGGCGCTAATACTCCCTCTGTTACTGGTGCTCCTTTAACGGCTGCCCCTCAACCTATTGCTGGTAGCACCAACGCAATCCCAGGTACCGTCAACCCCAGTTCACTTAGCGCTCCTGCTGCGCCTTTTGCTCCTGGTCCGTCGGCTCCGATTGGCGGGCAAGCCCCGGCAGCTCCCGTCGGTAGCTCCATGGGGGCCGGGTCGGTACCGCAACTTATGGATTCGCGAGAATCCGAGTATCGTCAAGCAATTCAAAACGCAGCCCAGGGCCTCCGTCAAGATGCTTCTCAGTACCAGAACATTGGTGATTTTTACCGTGTTCAAGCGGCTTACGCTGGTGCTCCTGGCCGGTCGGAACAAATTATCGGCGCACTTAAAGGAATGGGCGCACCTGCTTCCGTCGGCATTGAAACCGAGGCAGCTTTAGAAACTTGGGCAAAAGCTAACCCCGAGCTTGCCTACCGTCTGCAACTTCAAATGCAGCGTCGCGGTCCTAATCAACAGATGCCCGTGGCGCAAGGCGCTGTTCTGGGTACTTCCATGGGCACTAACACCCCCAATAACGCCGCCGGGCAAGCGCGTGCTGCAGCGATGAATGCTGCTTTTAGTACTCAAGGAGCGGCGGATTTAAACGCCACGCTTGCTCCGCAGGCGTACCAGACCCTTGAAAAAATGCCCCTGTTCTGAGGATTGATCCATGGCGGACTACTTTTCTAATTCTGTACCCCTACGCGGGTATGACTTCGGTACCTCGATTGCCGGCGGATTTGAGTCGCCGGCATATAGCGTTAATGACTTCTCTTCCGTAGCCGAGGGGTTGGCGCCTTCCACCAGTCCCAGCCCCGCTAAACCTGGCGGATTAGATAGCCCCTTTAATAACGCGTGGATCGGCGGCAGTATTTTGCTTGAAGGACTCGGAAATATGATCCGAGGGATCCGAGGCATGGAGCCAGCTCCTCAAGGTATGGCTACCCGCATGATCTCTGACTACATTGCTAAGCAGCAAGACGAAGATCGGCTTAATAAGATTCTTGAGCGTATTGGCGGGTCTAAAGAAGATTCGTCTGCATTATTGGCGTCGGCATTAGTCAAGCCTGCGCCCCTTAAAACCGATAACCCTTTACGGGGTTTAGGCTGATAACCCCATCTAGCGCACACAATGGCCTCTACTAGCACCAACAAGCAACCTTGTCTTGTAGATCGTCCTTTTTTACGGGGCGCGCGTATCACCAACGCTACTACTACTTGTGATCCCACTAACCCCGCCCTGGGGGACTTGATCCAGTTAGTGCGCGTAGGCGATCTTCCGTCTGAAGATGGTGCTCTCGTTGAGGACATCACCATTGTCAGCAACGAAGATTACCCTGACAACAGTGGTATTCGTACGGCTGATATTGGTCTGTACGTCTACATGCCTAACCAGTCGGCTCCTTCCACGTCAGCTGCTCTGATGGTCGGACGCTTTGAAGTCGGACTGAGCGGTTCTACTTTTGGTTACCCGCTGGGTGTTCAGTTACCTGCTGTAATGGCGCCGGTTCCTCGCACTGGTGATACTAACCTGATCGCTCCTGTTCAAATCGGCAAGAACGAAGGTTTGTACCTCGAAAAGGGCTACATCCTGTGTGCCGGTTACATCGGCGTGGGTCCTGCCGGCGCTTCTGGTGTAGCTGCCTCCGGCGGCCTCAGTCCTTCGGGCATCACTATCTTGGCTCAAGGCGGATTCTATTGATCTGATATGTCACGTCGGAAAGGATCGGATAACTTTGGGTTTCGTCAGTTCAACGCGAACTCAGGTATCCGATCTGTTCCCGATATTTCCGGCGCTGAAAAACCGTCCGAATTAAGTCGACCGCAACCTTTTCATCGGCGTTTTAGACCCGCTGTAGGTACTAAAGATTTCAGTGTTCTAAGCGACTATAACTACGCTTCCCTCTGGACTAGATGGCGCCGTGGTTATGAGTTGTCTATGTATGCGCAGCAGGCATACGACGGTTTAGGGTACGGTTTTAAATACTACTTGGGTAACGATCCCGGTTCTGGTGTTTACGTTCCGGGGCTCAGTTTCTTATACCCAACAACGAGGACCGACTCCAAAATGTGGATGGTCGGAATTCGACCTAGAGATTCTTTTAACTTTAAAGACTACGGATACGCTATAGATTCGGTAACTAATTACGATCCACAGACTTACGCCGTAAAGCTCACATCTACTTTTGGTGCTCCTATATCCTTTTTTAAGGGCGAAGTTCTATCTAATAGATTTACAGCCGGCGGCGTAGACAAGCTTTTTGGGTTCAATAACTACACGGTCGTCGCCGTGGGCTTTAACGGCGTACCTAAAGATCCGGATTTTACGCCGACTTTCAACACTCTGTTTTTATCTCACTCTCCTCAAAACAGCTGGAGTGTTGTCGACGCTAACGCTATGACAGTACCTGCTTCAGGTCCTCCAGCCCCTGGCGAGTTTTTGACAACAGAGATGCGTTCACAGTGCAGCTGTCCTGATTTTTTGGGGCGCGAGTCTTTCGACTTGTATCAAAAGTCTCTGAAGATGCGCTATCCGTACACGGGTGTCTTCAATACTTCTCCCGGTTTCTATGACGCTGGTCCCGAGCAAACACCCCGCGTGGTGGACGCGCAGGATAATCCAGGTTACGCTCGTTCTTTTGGTTTTATTTATCTTAACCAGATATATAATATTCCTTCTTATCAGCAAGAATCTTACTCTGATCCAAACTTATTTTATTATCAACCTAAATGGTGTAAGCACATTTACGCCGCGATGTGGGATTTAAAGAATAAATACCAGCAGAGCGCCGCTACGACAATTTGGTTGCCGCAACCTAATGACGAGCCTATGAACGAATGGTATCGAGAAAAATTTGAAATGGATCTAAAAAAACAGACTGACTTTTACACCCGAGAGAAGAATTTGACATGGTGGAGTCGGTATGGTCCCTCGATTGAGGAAATGCCTAAACAGATGTTATATCCAGATACATATAACGTTGTAGCTAAGATACTAAACGTCGGTGAGCTGGGTTCGGCTGCGCCTTTAAACCCTGATAATATCGTTCTTGAGCCTGTTTCTGTATATGATCCCTATGCTCCGCAAGCTGTTGAGACTTTTGATGGAGGCACGTACCGAAACGGCGCTCCAGTTCTAACGCCTGTGAATATAATTGACGGCGGTACCTATGCTAACGGCACAGAGATTCCGCCCATCGGCATTTCGTTAAACGGAGGTACGTATTAATGACTTCTACTCCCTACATCATCCTGACGAATCGGTCGTCGCAAGCATCAGATAGACCAAATCCAAGTGCTGCCCAACAAGGTCGCCTTGCTATTTCTTATGGAGCTTCTGATCCTGGTGTTTACTTCCAAGATACAGCAGGAAGCATTCGTAAAGTTGGTCCTAATCATTACGCAACTACAGCGCCTAACGCAGCGCCCCTGGGATTAGCTGGTAATTCTGTAGGTGAAACTTGGGTTGATAGTAGTACAACTAAGTACTACATGAAAGTTTGGACTGGTGCAGCGTGGCAAACGATCGGTTCTGCCTACGCTGATGTTGCTGTTTTGGCTTCAGGCGCCGTTATTGCATCCGGATGTATTTTGGCATCAGGGTGCATTCTTGCTTCTGGCACTATTCTTGCGTCAGGTGCTATTCTCGCGTCAGGCTGCGTGGAAGCATCTGGCGCTTACTCAGCAATTCTTTCTTCGGGATGTATTGAAGCTTCGGGAGTCCCTGTGACTACTGGATTACCTGTCAGTTCACCTGAAGGTACTGTTATGTACCAAGCTGCAGCACCTTCTGGTTTATATATCTACGTCGGCGGTCAGTGGGTTCAGATTTAACCCCGAAGTGTGCTTTTGAGGAACCACGCGGCTTTGAAGGAGTCTTCTACCAACTGAGCCGCGTAGTTTTCTACATCGGGAGCTTTAACAACCCGAGCCATCTCGCCGAGATCTTTTGCTTGCATACCAAAATCTTCTAAATTTCTCAAATACGTGACTAACATGTCGCGAGTTTCGTAAGACTTACAGTGCTTAAAACCTTTATATGCGTTTAGCAAGCCTTTTTGGCACATCGGCATAAGTGTGTCCATAGTGCGGACAAACTCAGCTAATTTGTCGAAATGAACAACGTGAAGATCGTACTGTTTTTTTAAATATTTATGAATGGGTAAGAACAGCGGTCCTTCGACGTTCAGGTGAATAAGATGGGATTGTATGTATAACTGGTGCGCATATGACGACAGAGCCACCAGGTTCAGAAGAAGATCCTGAAGCTGGGGCTCTGGCTCAACCGAGACAATTCGCTCCTCAATTTCCGTGGGCATCAATTCCGATGCCGGAGTCGAAGCAAATGTCTCGGTGTACGTCATTGTCAAAAAGCCGCTGCTACTGCGGTTTCATCTGCGTCGTCTTCCACTTTAGCCGACGAATCAGCACCGTTCAGATAGCTCTGGAGAGCATCTTTGTTGATGCGATACAGAGACTTAGCGCCGGAAGGCTGCAGGTTTACATAGATGTCCTTGGGCCAGCCGCCAGGGTTATTGGATTCGGTCAGTGCAATGCGCTTGCGCACGAAGCCGCTGGAACAGTTGAGGAACTCTGCAGTCTCAGCAATCGTCAGGAGAGTCTTACCTTCAAACATCTGCCGTGTGAATGAGGATGGCTCAGTAATGATAACGAGGTTCTTGCGCTTTGTAAAGGTCGGGAGCCGGCCTTAACCTTGATTTTATAATGATTATAGAAAGCACTTAATCCCTTGAGACGTACGTTAATGATTCGGTGTAGGATAAGCAGAGAGTGGGTTCCGCCCGTGGCTACCGCAAATTTCGATGGAGGAATGCAAAATCTTCATTGCGGACTGACGCTGGAAGATGAATTTGTGCTAACCAGGATCCGAGCCAAAGCTAAATCTTTAAATAATCGAAGTGACCGAGATCAGTTTTTTTGGGTCATGATTTTAAAATTAATGTGTAAAGAAAGAGCGTATAAAACAGTTATGAATCAAATAGGAGTCACTGTAGAAACTAATGTACAGATGTTCGATGATTCTGAAGATTCGGTAGAATGATGAATAAATAGCAGACAGATGGCGTTAGATAACCCGCTGACCCGACAGTGGCTTGATCTGATCGCGTACGCCGAAGGTACGGATAGTGCTCGTCGCGGTGGCGGATATGACGTTATGTTTGGCGGAGGTCGCTTTCAAGATTTTTCTAGACATCCCGATGTTGTTGTAAGCACTAAGGGTTTTCCGAAAGGTAGTGCTGCGGCGGGGCGTTATCAATTTATGCCCGGTACTTATGCCGGAGCACAAAAAGCCCTAGGGCTACAGGGATTTGGTCCGCAAGAGCAAGATCTTGCGGCGATTTATTTGATGAAGCAACGTGGGGTCGACCCTACGAAAGATCCGATTACTCCGCAAACGATCGCTAAGCTTGCTCCTGAATGGGCTAGTTTGCCCACGCTGCAGGGTAAAAGTTTTTACGGTCAGCCCGTTAAATCTTTGGGTGAGTTGCAGGGTTTTTTGCAGAAACCCAGTGGCGGCATTCCTTATCAGGTAAATCAAGCAGCCGGAGTTACTCCGGTAAGTCTGCCTAGATATGATTTTCAAGGCGCTTTAAAAAATATTGTTACTCAATATGCTTTATCCGGAGCGGCGCAACCAACAGGAGGAGATACTCAAAAAGCGCAAGTTTATTTACAAGCGGCGGAAGCTATAAAAGCAGACCCCGATAAATATGGAGAAGAAGGCAGAGCACTTGCCGAGCAGTATCAGTACAAAGCAAATGAGGTTATGTTTTTAGGAGGAGCACCAGGAGGCAATGATCCTTCTAAGTTAATCATGGATATTTTAGGAGCCAAGATGAGTCAGAAAGCTTATGATAAAAGTCAAGCGGCTCAAGAAAGTTTAATTAATTCTCAGCTGGCTTCGGCTGGTTTTTCGGCTACTTCCGCAGTGGACCCAAATGCTCAGTTCATTAGCACGGTTGAACTAGGTAAAGCATTGCAGCGCAAGTACGGTCCTGGTGGATTGCGCATCGGCGAAAACCCAGCGTTTGGCCGCGTGGGCAAGCACAGCCCTGGTTCTCTTCATTATCAAGGTCGTGCTTTAGATATTACCGATTGGGGCGAAGGAGATTGGAAAAATAGAACCGTTCAGCTCGGCGAACAACTGAGGCAAGCTCTGCCTGGTGCTCAGATTTTCCACCCTGGATACGATCCTGTCGGCGGTCATCATGAACATATTCATTTAGGTTTACCGGAAGGAAAAATTCCAGTAACTCCGGAACTCTTAAAGCTGATCGGTTAATTCGGTATACTTGAGAAAGGGTTTTTAAGATTATGGGCGCTAATCCGCAGCAGCAAGCTTTAGAAGCAGCTCAGTCATCGGTTGAGCAAGCTGTAAAGGAAGGTAAAAGACTCGCAAAAGATCTTCAACAACGTGGGGGAAAATATAGAAGCATGGCAGGAGATACTCAAGCTGACATGCTTGGGTTCTTAGGTGAGGGACAAGACCCGTCGTCTTATTACAGCCGTATCCAAAATCAATTCGGTCCGTTTATGACCGGAGAACAAGAACGGTTCCAGACTCAACTAAATCAAGGAGATTATCCTGTCCTTGGTAGCCCCTCTCATCAGCGTTTTGAAGATACTCTGGTCAAGAGCGCCAACATGTATGACCAGTACATCAAGCGTGGGCTAGACGAAGTTCAGCCTCGTTTTGCTGCGATTTCTAAAGAGCCTGCGTTCAACCTTCAGTATGACCCAAGGGCCATGGACTTGGCGCAAGGAAACATTAACGAAGGCCAAGTCAAGCGTTTGACCACTTGGAATGTCTAAGCGAGAATCTGCGAACAAGCACGAGCGGAAGGTAGCCTTCCACGCAGAGGCACCTTTCGCTAAACACTTTTACCGCTACAGGCAGCGTGCTGATATTCGCATGGCCGGGACTGTTTGGAGCGAAAGTCCGCAGGAACGGGGTCAACGTCTGTCGCGCGAATACTTACGCAAGAAAATGCGCGGTGTGCCTGTCGGATTAGGTTTCGGAGAGAACGATAAATTCGGGCCTGATAATTCTTACGACACCCGTCAACCGATCAAATATACACACGCCCGAGAATACTGAATAACGCGCTGAACTCTAAGATCTTTCTGTCCGCTTTATAAGGCGAAGGAAAATAATACACAAACCCATAAATTTTGTTGGTGTTTACTTTAGTAAACTCTTTATCGTCGTTTCTGAGTTTAGGGTGTTCTTTCAAAATACACATGGGCAAATCCAATCCTATTTTCTGAGCGGCCAGCAAAGCGACATCTGTAGACGTCAAAAACAAGATACCTTCTTCAAATTCTCCTAAGGTGTATTTTCTGAACATTTCCTCCATCCAAACTCTCTGGGCGGACTTAACAAACCGCTTCTTTTTTGTCCATAGGTTTCTGTCAGGCGGTTGTTCTGCCCCAGTCAAAATATCCCGTGGAGGATATAAATACACAGATTTTGCTTTCCAGATTTGTCGCAATCCCTGATGCTCTGGACAAAAATAACGATTTGCGTGTATTAATTTGTTTGCGTTATGACTACTTGCTGGATCTAAATCAATCTCACCGTCAAAGAACGCAGTGACGGTCGCTATTAGCTCTACAGGAGAAACAAAATCAACAGCATTAATCGGCACTTGTTACTTGCTCTTCAAGCACTTCATCAATTTTATTTTTATCTAACACATGTATGCTCATTCCGTTTATGTCGAGCATAACTACAATAGGATCATCTTTTTCTTTCTCAATCACCTTGATCAACTTTTTGAAAAATTTAGCCAGGTCGTTGTTAAGCATTTCTTCCGCCAAAGCCATGTCGGTCTGGATATCTTTGACGGTCAGAAATTGAGACGCCTCGGCATTACTAGTGTTAAAAAAGAGAGCGCCCTCTCCTTTATAGGTTTTGAACTCGTCGTGGAGGGTAGTGATGTCTCCAATAATCATTCGGGCGACGTTAGCCGCCATCCGCTTCTTTGTTTCAGACCCTGAAAAAAGATTGTACTTGAGACGCTGTGCGACTTGACTAAGATCAGGCATCGGTATACCCCGTGAAGTTGTTCCAAGCGTCCGCTAGCACTCTAGCGCTATCGTAAAGATAGTTACTTGGGTTGCTTTCGTCTGGATCTAGCTTACAGTAATGCCGTCCTTCGACCAGTCCGGATTTCCCACCAGAGACAATACCTTGATGGATGAGCTTGTCAATTTTAATTGAAGCTACTCCAAGTCTTTCGGCGAGAGCTCGTTTAGCTATGAACGCCGTGGTTACGGATCCAGATTTTGCGTTGGCCAGGATTTGAAGTGAAGTGTCAATGCTGCGAAGAATTTTATTTAAATCTGAAACAACGATGTGACTCTGGGACATAGGTAGAAGGGGGCTGGGTCCGCACCGAGCGCTCGGCAGGGACCTTCACTTACCAGCGCTCGGAAAGGGTGAAAACGAGCGCTACCCCCGACGGTAGCAGAAACGAACCCTTCTTGTCGTTACTGCAGACTTTATTTTACAGAAGCTTTTCTAGCTGCGCTACAAAGTCTTTAGGTTCTTCAATCAAAAGCTTGATAACAGAATCTAGCTTAGAGATAGTTACAGCTTCTTTTCGTTCATTAATTAGTAGCCAATATGTGTAAGCATTTAGAAGATACATATGCGTTTGTTTTGCACGCAATGCCTGTGTCTTCCATTTGTCGTGATCAAAAGCGCTGCCGTGGCGGGAGCTACCTGTTTTAAGTTCTAGGTCTCGGATCTCAATTTGAAGGTCAATATCCTTGATTGTGTACTCTAAAGAACTGATTTTGGCCTTGCACTCCGGTTCAGAGCGTGGTTCTTCGTTATCCGTATAAATCCAACTTGGCAGATTTTCTACGATGTACTCAGAACGCCACAGAAAAGGCTTCTGCTGGGTATCAGAAAAACTCATTCTAAGAGTGAGGTATCAATAAGATTGGTGAAATTGCCGTTTGTACAGTAATAAACGTGATGCTCAAACTTTATTTGACAAATCAAATTTAAATTCATCAATCGTTTGAGCTGACTAAGGGCTGCCACTTTGGACATACCTAGAGCCTCGGCTATTTCTGTAGCGGATAACGGCTGCTCGGATTTTAACACCTCAACTAGATCGCGATAGCTTCGGATTGCAGAGGTTTGTTTCTTAATGCGGAGATAGTTCTCACTGAAATATTTTGGCCGTGAGTCATCTCGATAAGTTCCTGGATTGCTCTGTTGGTCATTTTGCGCTTGGCCCATCGCAGAACGTCAAGGTGCATGTCGGAGCTTACCTTTTTAGCAGGACTCGTCGCAAGGTGCATGTGGTGTGGGTTCAAACAATTCGCGTCCCCGCATTTCATCAGTACTTTGTCCTTGGTTTCCAGGTCCACCCCGAAAAATCTGGCGTAGATAAAGCGGCGTGGACGCATCAAAGTGCCGTCAGTCGAGTCGACGAGCCGTTTAGGCAGAACTGAGGCATACAGGTGTTCCGCCGGGTCGATGACATATTTATGTTGGAGCATCCAGCCTTGGAACCGGTCCGAAGCCGAGCTCGTCGAAGCGTTCTTAAGTTCGGCGGTGCAGACCGGGCAAGCGAACGAGCTGGCTAGTCGGCAGCGATGGTCGAAGTCCTTTGCCAGAAGGGCTACCGGAGGCGTCCGGCGGCACTGGCAGGTCGCAACAACCACGCCGCCGTGGTGCTCGATGCGCAGGTAGTCGAGTTGTTCGGTGTGATCCGGCGGATCGTCAGGGAGCGGCTGGGGTTCGGCATCCAGCAGGCCGAACATAAGTAGTAGTACTGAGTTACACATGAGTCACAGTGCCTCAACATGCTCAGTGTAGCGCATAGCACTTACTGGATGCCCAACAGCGGATTTTCTTCCCTATCGGTACCGCTCTGAACCCCATACGAGACGGATGAGACGGGCGCATAGGCGGCTTTTTAGCGCACAGAGTGCTTTGGAGTGATGGGTCCGTTTAGAGAGGTAAGTAAAAAGGATTTTCTATTAAAGACCGACTTAACGGGTTTTGCTAGCTACTGCCGGCTTTAACTAAGCGTATTTTAGGTGCGCATTTAAAGGCGCGCATTAAAACGCACTTTAAGGAGCGTCTTAATTGTTATAAAGTACCACTTACTTATTTAAATACGTAACTAACTCAGTGTGCGTGCAATTTACGTTAAGCGAACAGAGCTCCGAAGGGTTTGTTTCGAGCTTTGTTTTGCAGAAGCGCCGTGGAAATACGTCAATTTATCGGGTTGACACACGGAGTTTTATGTGTCTTATACTTGGTGTAACTTAATTCCGATTATGGACTGTACGCTCTCTGCCCGGAATAAGATCTCTGAATCACCTGATACAGAATTTTGGCAACTGTGTCGTCAGAGGAGTTCGGAACTCGGCATACCAGCCTGGATGCTCGCTGAGGAGGGTTTCCGTCATGAGCAGCGGGCGTTACGGAAAGCTCAATCCGGACCTACGTAGGGATTGACAGTTTGCTCCAAGGGGTTTAGCCTTTGACGGGCTTTTAATCCCTCATGCAAATCCAATCAAAAGAAGACGTACAAACGTACTGGGGCCAGTACGCGAGCAAGGAAGCTCGTAAAGAGCGCTTTGAGCGCATTTACACTTTATACATCCAGGAAGGGTTTTCGCTTCAGCAAATCGCGGATCAGTTCGGAATTTCTAAACAACGGGTACATCAGATTCTTTTAAAGGAGTCCAATGAACCGGAACTGTTGGCCGTTAAAAAAAGAGCTGACATGTTGGAACGTAATACTTGGAGAACGAAGGAAATTGAGTATCAATTAGAACAAGGACTAAGCTGTACAAAAATTGCGGCGCTTCTGGGTATTTCAGTCAACGTAGTTAAACGCGTTAGTGCTCGATATCGAAAGGCTAAGGGAGCAGAGATCCGGTAGAATACTAAGTTAGGAGGGGTTGTTGTATCTAATGCCCGACGAAGTAAACAGCCCATCTTGTCCCGTACACGGAGCCTTTCCGAGGGCATTACATGAGGAAGGGTTCCAAGGTGCGGTCGAAGTCCTCGAAGAACTTTTAGCAACTGTAAGCGGCGTGGGCACTACTTCTTACACACGGTGTCCTTACGGTTACGAGGCATCTTGGAACGGCATTGTCCGAGCCTTAGAAGATTTAAATGCGACAATTAGCGGTATTCAAGGCGGCGGCGGAGGCGTTGGTGCGTCCGGACTTGCCCCTGGATCCGGCATTTATTTCGCACCGAGCGGTACATATACGACCATTAACGCTGACGCTCAGCGTATTCCTGGAGCGATCGTTAGTGGTGTAGCTCCTTCGGGCGCATATGCGGGCACTATTTGGTTTGATGAGAACGAAGGTCGGACGTTTGTTTATGTCTCCGGCGCGTCGAATCCCGGCTGGTATCAGCTGAACGCCGAAGCCCTCGCGTACACGTCCGAAACACCGCCGTCTGGCGTCGGTAATAACGCTCCGCCTCGGGACGGACTGCTTTGGTTCAACCGAGATCTGGGCAATCTCCTTATTTATGACGCTGTTTCGAGCGGATGGTACGAGCCTGATGCCCGTCGGAGCGTTGCGTACCGCGAAACACCCCCGACTGCTGTGGTTGAGGGCGAGGTTTGGTACGACCAGACCACTAGCGTCATCAAGATTTGGGACGGCAGCAACTGGACTTCGCTGCTTGACCCCCCGACTCCGACCAAAACGACCCGCACGACCGATTTGGTCGTCTTGGACAGCTATTTGACGTCTTATGTCGGCCCCAAAACCTATTCGATTGCCGTTCAGCGGGGCAACGAGATACAAAATTCCGACATCACCCTTATTTATGACGCGAGTGATGCGTACGTTTCGCAGCATTCTGTCGTCTTTAGCAGCGGCATTCTGGCTGCGTTCAGCGGCCAGCTTGTCGATGGCTTTGTTGAGCTGGTCGGATATAGCAATTCGATCGACCGCACGGTATTCAGGCCGATTGTTTGGAACGGCACTACTGTAAGTTCGTCTTATTCGACAGCATTTACCGGTAAGGTCCTCGATTCTTACCCGGTTAGCTTCTCGGGCACTAAGACTTACTCCGTTAACGTTGCGCGTGGCGGCGATGTCCAGAACTCCGATGTTACCGTTGTCCACACAGCGGTCAGCGGCTTTAGTTCAGAGCACTCGGTTGTCTATTCGAGTGGGGCGCTTGCGACATTTAGCGGTCAGGTTTCTGGCGGTAACGTTCAAATTGTTGCTTATCCAACCTCTACTGCTTATACGACTTATAGGCCAGTTATTTGGGGCAATACTCAGGGTCTGCCGGTCACGACCGCGTCGACTATCGGCACGCTGATCGACCGCTACCCGGTCCAGGCATCTGGTACCAAGACCATTACGGTTAATGTCAACCGTGGCGGCGAAGTCCAGAGCTCTGATCTCACTGTTGTGCACACACCGTCTGACGCGTATCTGTCGCAACACTCGGTTGTGTTCAGTTCGGGTATCCTGGCAGCGTTCAGCGGTTTTGTCGTCGGCGATTTCGTCGAGATCGTTGGCTACAGCAACACCGCTGCCTCTACCGTGTTCCGTCCCGTTCGCGTCACACCCTAATGGCCAAGCCTAAGAACACCCAACTCATCGAGTCGAAGCCCAAAAAAACCCGACAGGGAGACGGGCTGCATAGCAAGCCCTCTCATGGCCGCAAAAAAAGTCGCGGACAGGGAAAAGGTTAGAATTAAGTTAGTTCTCTTGTTGCAGTATGGCTTTTAGTGTTGTTACTGCTGGCGAATACATCGGTAATGGCGTAGCTGTTGCAATTAACAGCAGCGGCTACGCTATTCCTGCTGATCCTTTTTCGGCCGATCGGTCCCGCGTGGTCGGCATTTCGGACGGCGTGACTGAAGCTGGGTCGCGTGTTCGAATTGTTTTGACGGATTACGCCGCTGTTAGTACGGCGGGCCTGACTCTGGGCAAACCAGCATATTTATCGATTCACGGGTCAGGTATCCTTACGACTGATTTTAATAATGTTGCGTCTGGTTATATAGAGTTTTTTGATCCTTTTTTTGTTACTCAAGTTGGCGATGCTTTAGGTGCCGGAACGATCAAAATTGAGATTGAGGACGGTATTTTAACGAGCAGCACAAATACAGCTTTACTTACGGAAGATCAATCACCTCTGATAGAATACTTAGTAGCCGAAGACGGCTCTAAAATACTTTTAGAAGACGCTTAAGTTGTGACCAACCGTAAAATTTCGGCTTTTTCGGACATTGGTCCTTCTCCCAGCGGTTACATCCAGCTGCCTGTCGTTGATCGCTACGAAGCGGCAGATTCGGATAAAAACAAGCTAGTTACAGTCAGTGGTTTGGATGCTCGTTACGCGGGTTATCCTTACTTTCAAACAAATCGTCTAACTCCCGTCACGACAACGACAACGGCAGGGACGACGCTTGATGTTTTTGCCAGCGGTCTTCTTGATTCCGCTCGGTACCACATCAAAGCCAAGCGTGGACGCGAGATTCAAACCAGTGAGGTTCATTTAGTACAGAACGGCTCTACCACTGTCATTACAGAGTACGCTGTTCTTTATACAAGTGGTATTTTGTGCACCTACAGCGGCACTTTTGCCAATAACAGCGGCGTTCTTCAGACTTTCTCAAACACAGCAGCATCAACTCGCTATACGATTATTCGGTACGGCGATACACCCGCGTGATTGCTAAAGACAAAGTTTACCATTTTGCGGTAGGACTTAGCGTTTTCGCTATGTTTTATCCGCTAGGGCATCCTATTGCTTTTTTGGTTGTTGTCTTAGTTGCGGCGTCTAAAGAGTTTTGGGATCTATCAGGGCGGGGAACACCTGAATTTATGGATTTTGTAGCTACTGTACTTGGTGCTGTTTGTTTGGCGCTTTGGTACGGTCTGTTTTTGTAAGTCGACAGCTGCCCGCGTGGGAGACTAAGATTTGTTTGTTAGAATTACACTAGGTAATTAGGTCGCAAATGGCTACTCGTCGGCCGATCGTTTTAGTTAGCGGTGTTCAATCCGAGTTGCCTGTAGGTGATAATGTAGACGGCGCTTTATACCAAAGTCAGCAAATTATTGCTGGTAGTGGCTTGATCGGAGGGGGTTTTTTTGGTAGTAATCCCAGGCTAGACGTTTCTTTAATTTCTAATCCTAGCGGTCTTTATTTCTCTGCGGATAGTAAACTGGGTATTGACGGTCGTGCTGCAGCTTCTGGTAATGCAGGAATTTCTCTAGCGTTAATTGCGTTATCTAGCGGTAATGCTGCGTTAGGTGTTAGTTCGACGGCATTAGCTTCTGGCAATGCTGCTTTAGTCGTAGGAACAAATGCGCTGCCTAAATCCGGCGGCTCTATGACAGGGGCTATTGTCGCTAGTGGCGGCACTGTATCAACACCAGGTATTCGAGTAGGCACAGGCGGTGTTTACGGGTCTGGACAGTATTTTGTCGGTATTGCAGTCAGTGGAATAGGTAAACTTGCGGTTACTAACGAATATGTTCGTGTAGAAGATGATAATTTTCAGATTGAGATGTCTAAAACTCCGGCATCTGCCTCGGCATCTGGAACAGCAGGACAGATTGCTTGGGATACTAATTATCTCTACGTTTGTACAGCCACAAATACTTGGAAACGGACTGATTTAAATACCTGGGTTTGATAAAATAACGTATAAGCAGGTTACTTAATATGACTTCCCGTAATATTTTCAACCGCAGTTACACCAGCTACACCTCAAACGGTAGCCAGGTCTGGCTTGTCAACGGCGGCGGCACGACTTCGAGTTACACGTCGCCTTACGTCCTATTCGCGGGCGAGAACCTGACCCAAGGCGACATCGTCTACACCAGCGGTAATAGCCTGGCGGTCAAAGCTACCGCGCTGAGCGGCGTGGCGACTGCGTTCTACTACCCCATCGGTGCAGCAGCTCAGACCGTCACGGCGGGTTCGCAGGTCGAAGTCAATCTGGATGGCGTCGTGGTCGTTACCGGCGCCAACATCACCGGCGGCACGCAACTGGTACCTGGCACCGATTACTTCCTTTCCAAGTACAAGGGACAGATCACGCCATATTCGACTGGTTCTGGCATCATCAGTGCTTCGGGCCTGAATCAGTACGGTGCGTCGGTCCGCGTCGGCCGCGCTATCAGTACGTCTGAGCTTGAAATTGAGATTCAGCCCCCGATTCCCTTAGTTAGCTGAGTTTTTTAGCATCGGTTAACACAGGTTGTGTGTTAATTCTTTAGAATGTAGCTAGTCCGCACCTGCAGTGTGACGGAATATGATTTGCTTTTTGAGCTACAGTGCTTAACAAGATCTACAGCACGTAAGAGATTCAGAAAAGACATCTTCGCCGCGTGGAAACACGAGTGTGCATATTGCGGGCGAAAGGACCCCCAAACACTGGATCACGTTGTACCTAAATCGAGAGGAGGAACAACGACTAGGGCAAATCTTATACCGTCATGCGGTTGCTGTAACTTGAAAAAGTCTAATATTGAATGGTGTGAGTGGTATAGGACACAGTTATTTTGGAGGCATGACCGTGAATTAAAGATTTTAGAGTGGGTTAATCGGGATCACAACGAGTCTGACTCGGCTAAGCACTACGAAGAATTGTGTTCCGTGCCGCTATTGCCGCCACACGAGGAAAACGAAGCGGCCTAAAAACTTATAAAATAGAATTGGAGGCTCTAATGAACAATGCCGGAGTGGTTGTTGACGTTAGTTGTTTCGACGTTGCTTAGTGGCGCGGGCCTCACTTGGAAGAGATTTTCAGACGTTAACGACCGCGTGGACCGCATCGAAATCCGATTAGCGGAAGAATTTGCAACAAAAAATGATATGAACACAGCGTTCGACAAGGTCGACAAGGCGCTGTGCAGATTTGAAAATAAGTTGGACGCACTCGTTATGTCCGAGTTGCGTACTTTAAGGGAAGGATTTGTGCAGAAGGTCAGTGAGATGGAGGAATCCAACCGACCTTCCTGAGATCACTTCTTAGCGATCTTGGTTACGATACCGGCGATTACTTCGATGACTTTGTATAACTTGCCGTACAGTTCGTTATCTTTAGGAGTGGGAGTGGTGTTGACGATAACGAGTGCTAATGCGTGCAGTGCGGCACCGATGGCGACGATGTCGACCCAGTGGGCAGCTAGAAAGGCGATTGCGGCGGTCATAGCTAGGTGAGCGGTTATTTATAGTTTAGGACTGGAAGGTTAAATTTAGGTGTGTGCAGGGTGCGGTATGGAAGTTATGTATTTTGGCGCACCGCTCTGGCTGAAACCTCCGAAATTCGGGTGTTTGGTTCGAGCAGCGTGGCCGGAATTTCCGCCTACGCTCCGGATTCGAGGGGCCTTCTTTATGCGTCGGGTGCGGTATGGAAGTTATGTAATTTGGCGCACCGCAGCCCCGAAGGGGCGAGGAACAGGAATCGGGTCAGTCCCTACGCCAGGTTGACTTGATCTCCATGGCGCCGCCCAGCAGGTCCTGGGCCTTTGATCCGTCGGGTTCGTGTTGTATTACCTTGTATTCGGTATTTTTCTGTGCCTCCCAATACTTCAAAATTTCCTGTGCCTGCCGGTCCGCGTCCTTCAGGGTCTGCTCTGTGCGCCATTCGACCCAGTCCGCCCGGCACCAATTTAGTGCGGCACGAATCCACTGGTTTAGTTTTAGCTTCGGCCAGATTTTTATCAGTTCGATCAGCAACTCGTATATTACTGCGTTCAATATGCTGTACTGGTTCATTTTGATGCGCCGTGGTTTGCTTTAGTCTACGGCGGCTGGTTTTTTGGTCGGGTATAATTTAGGTACGACGGTAGTTAGTCATGGTCGCCCGCAATTTTATTACGGTTCCCGGTGAAGCTTTTAGTGCTTCGGGTGCTGGTGCGGTTGAGCGGACTGTTGATGATAAGTTGCGGGATGTTGTTAGTGTTAAGGATTTTGGTGCGGTTGGTGACGGGGTGACGGATGATACGGCGGCTATTCAGGCTGCTATTGCACATTGCGCATCATCCGGCCAAACCTTAACAGGCAATGGCACATTCAAGATAAGCAGCAAAATTGTTATCAACTGCCGGTTTGATGGCAAGGATATGACTTTTGAAATCTACGGTGCTCCTGCTGTGGCTTTGGAAGTCTCCACAGGCAATGGAACGAACCCCACAGACATCTTCTCGCTTACTACCGAAAACGGCTTAATCCTTCCGTCCGTTATCAACAAGACAAAGCCAGTAACAGGTTGGGCTGGGCAGGGCATCGGCATTAGATATGTCAATGTTCAAAACATGAAAATTGTTGAAAGGCTTGTTGAGAATTTTGCAATCGGGGTTCAACAAACTTGCTATCAACAAGGATGCGGTTACAACACTGTTATTGGCGGCTACTTACGCAACAATGGTGTCAACCGCCAAATTACGGTAGGAGATGCTGTCGGTTTTACTAACCGATGGGACTATCTAGGCGGCCGATATTTCCACTCAAGCGCAGAAGGCACAGAAGTATCAGGAGTCTTTCACGTTGAAGTTGTAGCAAATGCTTCTGGAAATATCATCAACGACCATAACTTCTTTGGCGCATCACTTGAGGGCAACGCCGAGCAATATCATGTCGAATGCGGAGGCTCTTTTGTAAACTTCTACGGTTGCAGGTGGGAAAGCTCCGCGCCTGGTGGAATAAAAGTTCATCTTGCGTATGGCGGGATTACCGGACAGGGAAGCGTAGGCATCTTCGCCGGGCGAGGCGCATCTGCAGAAGACATAAACATAACCAAAGATGCAAGTGCCTCCGGACGTGCTTATATCCAAAGCACCTCCGGCGGGAACTTAATTACAACGCCAGACGCAGTTGAACTCAGAAACTCATCAAGTGCTACTGCGCCAGCTTTTGTTGTATACGAGCCGGCAACTGATATTTTTACAGCAAATCCTGCCACGGATTACGCCGGCTTCATCGGACCGCAGAAGATTGGCGGTAAGCGAGGTACCAATACAGCTGACAGAGTTTGGCTTGATCTTTTGAACAGCCGGATTTACTTCGGTGATGGCTCTAGCGCAACCACTAGGTATTTAGGTAATCAATCTACATACATTGCGTCTAATGCAGGCTTCATACCCGCCTCTGACAACACATTTGCGCTGGGACTGTCTTCGTTTAAGTGGTCTGTTGTTTATGCTGCCACTGGAACCATCAACACGTCTGACGAGCGGGAGAAACAAGACATTGCCGACCTTGATGAAGCCGAGCGCCGTGTGGCGGTAAGCCTCAAGGGGCTAATCAAGAAGTTTCGGTACAAGGATGCCGTTGATCTTAAAGGTGACGATGCTCGCATCCACGTTGGCGTTATTGCTCAAGATGTAATTGGGGCTTTTGAGGCAGAAGGTCTTGAGCCGTTTAGCTACGGCATCGTCTGCTACGACGAATGGGATGAAGAGCTTGATGAAGACGGCAACGTGACAATCGCAGCCGGCAATCGGTACGGAATCCGTTACGACGAACTGTTGGCGTTTATTGTTTCGGCTCTCTGAATTGGGTCTAATAGGGACCTCGTACGGCACAACCGAGCGTTCCATTAAAAAGTACGGACCGCGTTAGAATTAAGTAACTAACGGCGGACCAAGACTCTAATGGTTGAAGCCACATTCAACCGCAAACTCGGCGCAGCGCCCGCCGGCATCACCCGTTTCGGTTAACTTTACACCGATTTACAAAACTAAAATAGTCGTTTATTTTTTACCTGCCTTATAATTTAGTTACTGCCGGTACTTATACATGTCCGAACTCACCCGCGACCTCGAACTCAACGCCGTTCTGGCCTCGGGCGTAGCGTTTCCCGGTCAGCAGCGCAGCGAGTCAACTAACTTCCAGCAGCGCCGGACAGTCAACGCTAGCGGCGTGGTGATCAGCACCGCTAGCGCCAAATACGACACTGCCGACGGCAAGTACGGAATCAGCGATTATTACCAGTTCCAAGCCACGGCAACTGGTGTGATGCAAGTTAATATCCGCGATCAAAACAGTCTACGGAGCGTTATTGTTCTGGACTCCGCCGGCACCGAAGTTATGACCGCCGAGCCTTCGAAGCTCAGCCGTCGCAATAATTCGGTAACGACCCAACGAATTGGAACATCCGGTACGTACTACATGTACATCCAGACCGGCGGCCGTAACTCTGCTGAGTATCGGATCGACGTCGATATCCTTAACCAGTGAGACTTTCGCAAACGGGTCTCGACCTGATCAAGGAGTTTGAAGGTCTGCGCCTAACGGCGTATCCGGACATTGGCGGCGTGCCCACGATCGGGTATGGCACGACCGGCCCGGATATCAAGCTCGGCATGAATATTACCAAGGCCCAAGCCGAGGAGCTGTTGCGTGCCGACGCGGCGGCATTCGAACGCGGCGTCTCAAACTTAGTCAAAGTTGCGATTAATCAGAACGAGTTTGACGCGCTGGTTTCGTTTAGTTACAACGTTGGATTGAGTGCCTTGCAGTCAAGCACTCTGCTGCGTCTTTTAAATGACGGGGCGGATCGCACGGTTGTCGCATCTGAGTTTCTCCGTTGGAACAAAGTCGGCGACAAACCTATCGAAGGGTTAACACGGCGGCGCAAAGCGGAAAGAGACTTATTCTTAGCCAAAGTCAAGAACCCCATGCTCGCCGCTTCGATCGTCGCCAAGCAAGACACTTGGCTGAAGCGCAAGCCGATTCAAAGTTCGGAGCTGGCTGCTGAGGAGAAGCTGTTTGTGCCGAAGGGTGCGGCGCACGAGTGGATCAGCATCACTGAGTATCCCGGTGAGAACCATAAAGAGGTGAAGCTGGCCGCCAAGCCTGATCCGGCGTGGTGGATGTTCCCGGAACACTGGAAACTAATTAACGACATCGCACCCCAAGAGGAGCCGCCAAAGCCCGAAGGGGAGATTAAGCTCGTCGTTCCGTACTTTAGTCAGCGGGACAACGATAAAGATCCTATGCGTACGTGCTTTAGCAGCAGCTGCGCAATGTTATTGGCAGCTCTTGATCCGGACGTTATTGAAGACGACGGGGAATATATTAACGAAGTCTATAAATTCGGCGATACTACAGAAGCTACGGCACAGCTGCAAGCCCTGAAGCATTTTAATATCGACGCTAAGTTTGTGCAAAACGCGGATTGGAATGCTATCGAAGCTCAGCTGAAAAAAGGTATCCCGGTTCCTATTGGTGTATTGCACAAAGGTCCTGTTTCCAATCCGGTCGGCGGCGGCCATTGGCTTGTTGTCGTCGGCGTGACTGCGGACAAAACTAAGCTTTGGGTGCACGATCCGTTCGGCGAGATGGATCTCGTACAAGGGGGTTATATAAACACAAACGGTGAGTACAAGTTATATTCTAAAAAAAATCTGAGCCCTCGCTGGGAAGTTGAAGGTAAGGGGTCTGGGTGGGCTATCCTGGCACGATAAGAATGAGTTCAAATGTATAGCGAAGACTGGGACAATATTGCTAGATGCGCTAACGAGCGCGTGATGGCGAAGACTTTCTCTTTTGACGACGAAGAGAACAACATTCTGGGTGACCTGGAAACCCGCGAGATGGCTAAGGCGCAGGCTTATCGTGAAACTCTCCTGGCGTCGGTCTACATGGAGATCACGGTTGAGCTAGCCCGAGCCTTTAATGAAGACCTTCTGGACGAGCTTGAATCAAAAACAGTTACGGGCATCGAGGTTCGCGTCCTTACCGATTAAACTGAGAGGCCGAGTTTTGACCCGCGTGGCCACATCAGACAAGTACGAAGACCTTCTCGCCAACTGGGACGTAAACGCCGAGCAAGATCGCGCTGACTTTCTCGATTGGCTTTATGAGTTTTATAAATGTACAGACGGCCTGTATACGGGGCTGTACCAACGGTTTATTGACGACTTAGCTAACGGGCTGCTTCACGACCTATATAACAACTACCCTGAGCTGTTTAAGACTCTTAAAACTAGGCTAAAATGGTCCTAGATTAGTGAGCGCTATGAGCCGAGACTACGATAAAGAATATAAGGAATACCACGGTACTGAAGAGCAAAAGAAGAGGCGAGCGGCGCGTAATAAAGCGCGTCGCCACCTTGAACAGCAGGGTCGGGTTCATAAAGGTGATGGCCGTGATGTCGATCATAAAGACCATAATCCGCATAATGGATCCCCCTCGAATTTAAGGGTTAGGGACCAATCTAGCAATCGAGCTGATCACGGTTAATCTTCGTTTTCGTGTTAAAGTTTAAAACTCCGGCGGAGCTGTCGACTCCCCGGAGCGTGATCAACCTATTTGTCAGGTCGATGTCTAACAGTATAGCTTGTCGGAAGCCTCTGCCCTCTGATTTTTTTAATTGGTTAGCAGTAAAACCTATTACAACATTCGGTCGTCCTGAGTCAGGTTTGATCTGGATCGATCGGAGGGCTAGTAATGCGCCGGCTGGTGCTTGGGCAGGTTGTTTGACTAAGCAAGTAAATGGCCACGCTCAATGGAAGATTAAATTCAACAAAGATTGTTATTTAGTGTCTCGTGTAGTTTATTTCTTGAGCACAGGCCACGATCCTGGAAAATTTGAAATAGATCACATAGACAAAAATTCTTTAAACAACAACATAGCAAATCTTAGACTCGCGGATAGAAGTCAACAAAACCACAACCGTTGTATGTTGGCGAGTAACAGCAGCGGCGCACGTGGAGTCTCCTGGATAGCTTCCGCACAAAAATGGCGAGCCCAACTTCGTATTCACAAAAAACTTACAATATTGGGGGAATACGATTGCAAATTAGAAGCTGCTATTGCTTATAATACGGCTGTAGCTAATCTGTGCGAAGATTTTTACCGTTCGAAAGCTAACGATATTTCTGCATTAACGTGCACGTGCGCGAGATGTTATTCTTAGAACAGGTTTATGCGTATTTGACGGGGTAAGTAATGCCGATTGTTCCCGGCTCCGACGCAGGCAAAGCTCCTGAAGCTGCCCCTCGGTTAGCGATGCCGACGTTCGGCATGTTAAATCAGCCGCCGATGCCCGGCGTTCGCCGCGTGGCGCAACTCGATGACATGAACCGTGTGTCTTCTCAGTTTGCTCACGATCGCGGCATCTACAGTCGTCCTCCTGTAGGTCCTGTCGAATACGGCGAAGGCAATATCAAAAAATCCACGGCCCTTGTGGGACCTGCAGGTTATAACCAACGCAATATACCGCTGCCTGAGTCTCCGGACGATATGAGTCAGGCAGAGTACATGATGTCGCTTAACGAAAATAACCCCAAAACTCGCATGATGCTTCAGCAACTTACTTCTGTACCTAAGCAGACGATGCTCAGTACGCCTTCATTCTCAGACGAATATCCGTATCAGAGCAGCAACACGATGAACAACTTGCTGGCATTAGCTAAGCTCAAGAAGGATTCGCGGAAATGAAGGACAACGATTTTCCGATCCGCATGGCAGGGCAGCGGTTTGGCTTAGATGCCACACGCATGTCCGCCGTGACGCCTTCTGAAGTTACTTCGCGACTCCGTTACCAACAGACGTTCCCCAAAACATGAATCGTTTCGCAGGCTCCCTGATCAATATCAATCCTTCAGCCATCCCTCAGTACGGAGATCGCTGGGCCGGCCAGGTCATCAAGGAAAATCCCGGTATTGTGGAACGCGTGGCGTCCGCAATCGGTATAGTACCTACGACCCAGCAGCCTGCCGGTGAATCGTTTGCACAACGCTAAGCTCGATTGGATTACTGACAACCCTGAGAAGGTTGTCGCCAGGCACGCCCGAGCCAGCACCAAAAATCCGGACAAGGAGGAGTTTCAAAAACTCCTTACTTTCTGTGTTAACCAGGGGCATTTTAGCGTCTTTGAGCAGGTCTGTGCTTCGTTTGAAATTATAACGAGCCGCGCAATTTCAGCGCAAATTATACGTCACAGGGCCTTTCACTATCAAGAACTGTCGCAGCGTTATTGTACTCCAGATAAGATTCTGGATGACGCTTGGGAAGGCTGTTGGGATTTCGAACTGCGGGCTCAGGATTTTAAAGATCGGCAAAACAGCTTGGAGTTTGCGGACGAGACGGTCAAGCAGGTATTGAAAGAACGCGTCAAAGAGGTTTTTTCGGATATCGAGGAGTTGTACCACACTCTGCTGGAGTCCGGTGTTGCTCGGGAATGCGCCCGAAACATCCTGCCGATGTGCACACCTACCCGTTTACATATGCAGGGCACGCTGAGGGATTGGATTTTTTATGTCGGCCTGCGTGGGGCTAACGGAACTCAAAAGGAACACAAATACATCGCTCATGACATTGGACGCATTCTGTCTGCTTACGTGCCTACTACAGTCAAGGCTGTCCTAGCTTCGGATAATCCCGCTGTTGACGGCTGGCGGGTGATCGAGAATTTGGAGATCTCCTAACGAACTTCTAACGAACTCCTAATTAACTTCAAATTAGGAGCAAATTTGACTTTAAACTAGCTTTCGATAGAGCCTGAGCCTCTGTTTCGTCCTACTGAGATGTCTCACGCTCAGGCCATCAAACTCGAACAAAATCTTTCTTGCCTACTAGAAAGCCCCAGTAATCCTTCATGGGGACGACCGGGGCTTTCTTCGCGCGTTTCTTAATTATATCATGTTTTTCCAAGGGTCGTCTGTGTTTTCCGGCGCCCGGTTATTTTTTTGGAACAGTTCTTTAGCAACCTCTGCGGCACGCGGGACAAAATTACGCGCTTGCGTGGCGGCTGTGAGCGTCTGGATCTGGCCGCTCATAATCTGAATTTGTTGTTTTAGTACAGCATTCTCCCTAAATACTTCGTCAGTTTGATTGTCCGCCCATGCTTTGGCATTCAGCGTGAGCTGTGTCAGTATTTGTGAAGGATGATCAAAGGAGTAAACAGCTCCCATTGGAGTGTCCACGCGTTGCCCGCCATTCTGCGTTGAGATCAAACTCTCCAACAGTTTTTCCGCTTGCGGTAATTCGAGCTCTGCGTGGAAAGCTAGTTGCTGCGGAGAAACTAGACCTTTGAAGTTTTCGTAGCAAAAGCTCAGCGCTTTCGAAACTTTTGCTGCTCGTTCAGCTTCTTCCTTTTCCCTGTCTTTCTTGCTGCCGATCAGGCTTGCAGTTACCAGCGAGCCTCCGGCAGCAGCCCCAAACACAGGAAAAGTTCCTGGTTGCATCGCAATCGAACCAAGCGCTAGCCCGAAGCCGGCGCATGTAGCGATCAGAGTTTTATTGATCGGCATTTGATGGTTTTGGGTCGTGTTCCGTAAACGCCTTGTCCCAGACGTTGGGGTTTGCAGCAAAGTCTACCGGTGACGGCAGTCGATTATCACCCCGGTTACGCGGATCCGTGGTCGGATCATAGGGCTTGATTACGAGTCCTTGAATGACAGCTTTGCCATTTATGAATTTAGACTGCACGCCGGGTACTTTCAACACGTTGTTTGTTGTCTCGCGCAGACGGTCCACGAAGCGGGGCTTGGCAATCGTCCTGAAACCGTTGCACTTGGCGAAGTTGCAATAGCTCGCATACACTTCTGTGAATGCGTTTTTAACGTACAGACCCTTCTCCTGCTCGTCGATGTTCGGTTTAAGGGCACCAGCACCAAGCACGGTATAGGAGTTTGGTGCGTACATAGTGCATTCAGCCAGCCAAGCCACGATCGGATTGTTGAAGATCAGAGCTTCGATGTTCGTCGTGTTCAGCGTGGGAGCGAACTTGGTCGGGTTAGCCAGCACTTCACGCATTTGATCATGTCCCATGCTTAGCGCCCAGGCGGCGATGTTCGGCAGTTCGGGAGCGAACTCACCCTCGATGTGGTCTGGGTACACGCTGATCAAGTTCTTGCGCTTCGAGGGGTTGATGACGTTGTTCATAACGATCGTGAGGCGCCGGCGCTCCAGACCACTACTGATGTCCGAGCTGCTGATGTGCTCGTTCGATGCGATTGAAACGAGGAGCTCGGGTTTGAAGTTGATCACCTCTTTGCCGTACTTCCGTTCGGCCCGCAGCGTGTCGCTGGCGGACGTCAGCTTTTTGAGGGTGTCCAGGCGGCGGCTAAACGAAGCTTCGTCGGTCAGTAGCAAGAGCCGCTTTCCGATCAAGCTGTGCCCTTCGAATCGGTTGGTTTCGATCGTCTCCAGGTCGGACGTATGCGTGCCCGTGTAGCCCGCCAGCGCAATCAAAACCTGTTGCAGTGTGGATTTACCGGAACCACCGGCACCGATCAGGTGGAGGAAGCGCTCGCCCGTTGCGTAACCGACAAGGACAGCCCGACAGAATGCCTGGATAATGACGACGTTATCTTTTCCTACTGCCCAACTCAGCCAGCTCAGGAACTTCGGGCAGTTGGTGTCTTCGCTGAAGTCGAAACCGAGGCGGCTGCGGAAGTACAGATCGCGCTGGAAACCGTCGGCAAATTCCAGGGTCTCCACGTCCAGAACGCCATTTCGGAATGCCACCTTGCCTCGGTTGGAAGTCCAGATGGACTTACGTCCACCCTTGATGGAGCGAAGCAGACGGGCTTTCAGCAACAGGAAAATGCTGTTGACTGTTCCGCTGTTGTACCGCTGGAGAATACCTGTTTGTACGAACGTATCTAATGCTTTCAGAATACGACGTTTGATATGCTGCTCGTCGCTCAGGAACCAGATCCCTTCCTCGTCGTCGTAGCTAAAGAATTCGTCGAGAGAGGAGTCGTACAGGAACTGATCGCCGTAGTTACTGGAGATAACTTCGGCAATGTCGTTCTCGCTGAACGCACGGTCGTTGTTTTGCAGGTTGATCAGTTGTGCAGGAGTCTGCGGCGTGGCGACCATGGGCTCTTCGTCGGGTGTTTTTGTGGATGTTGATGTTGTTTTGGGCGACGGCTCGCTAGTCAGATCGAAGTCGTCGATTGAAAGCACAGAGTTTTTTGGTTGTGCTTTTTTTGCTTTGATCCGATCCTTGACGGAGTCGGGACACTGCTCTGCGAATACGGAACGGTTTGCGTATTTAACTTTTTTCCAGCACGCCACTTCGGCATCTTCTGCCACGATGGCCGCTGCTGGTCGAAGGCTCGTCGCGTCTGCGATCGAGTTCAGGATGCGGTTGAACTTGCCGTCTAGCTCTGGGGCGTACTCGTAGATAGAGTAGAACAGACGGTGCGCAACGTCAAGGGGGGCCTCCGTCAGGGTGACGTTGTGGCCATTGCACCAGTTAGCCCAGCCGATGATTTCCTTGAGACCGATTGCCATGGCTAGGCTCCGGTCTTCGACCGCCTCGCCGTGCAGCATGTTCTGAACGGATTTGCTGAGCAACAGATCAAGCTGGCATCCGTCCGCCTCTAGGGGGCAATCCAGTGCTTCGTGAGCATCATGCTTGAGCGAAGCGTCTTGCGGCAGCGCGGAAAATACTCGGGCTCCTTCATCGATCTGCCAGGTAGGGATAAATTTGTCTGTTGTACAGATCAAATCCTGCGGGCCACGACCGCCGTAGAACAGGTTGACGGTCTGTGTCGCACGCTTGTCTGAGCCGGGAATCTGTACGGCGATTTGCCGTACAAACCACTGGTAGAAGTCCGGTTGTACGATGTCTCGTTCGAGTCCAAAAACGAGACGGAACCTGGGCCAATCGGGTGTGTTGCTCGGGGAATAGTACGCAAACGATAGGTACTTCTTACATATATCTAATTCAAGTGCTTGTTCAACTGTTAACTGAATGTCCTTTATCTTTTCTCCGTTCTCGTCTTTACCGTCTGCCTGATTGTCAATATCGATGATAACCAAACCGGCT